ACTCGATGCCGATAACACAGACAAGGCACCACACTGGTGGTATAAGCTGACACGTGTAGAACAGCAAGCACTCAACGCCGCCGCAGCACTTGAGTATGAGTAGGGATGCCAGCAGGGATGCCAGTAGATTCTTTCCACTGTAAATACTGTAAACATGCAAGGATGTTACACATGTCAATGTACATACCACACCGTGCACCATTCAGATTCACACGCAGTGAACAGCCTGACTGGTCGGCAACTTTGTTCACAGATGGATTCAATAGGGACTGGTACTTCAGTTACCAGACACTCATTGCCTTCGCATCTAAAGAGACTGGACTTGTCATTAACCGTGACATGGGATCAACAAGAGCCACGTCGAATCACCTGGCTGCCGTACCTATAGCTTCTGGTACTCACGTATCAGGCACTGACTCACCACCTCATAGGTCAGTGAGCGACAGGCAATTCACCGAGCTAATGGCACCAGCAAGGACAGCACTCGTTGATCCCTCACCATCAGACCAATGGGTCGTCGCTGCTCAATGGCTCGAACAGAATGGTCACATGAAAGCTGCTGCTGACATGCGACTAGCAATGGACGCATGCTAACTCTATTACTACCGCTAACAAAATTCCACCACCCCCTTGACAAGGTGCCATATGTATGGTATAATAGAGGGGTTCCCCACCATCTTTACATTGGAAAGAATCATGGCTCCTCTTCACTGTCCAGCTTAAACCCAAGCTCTACTTCTACTACGCAACCAACCTTGGCGAACTCAATGAACTCAATGAACTCAATGACCTGTACTGTACATCGAAGCATGGTACTAGAGAGCAGTCACTAGTACCGCACATGCCCTGTGTCACACGCTGCTAGGTTTCCTGCCCGATCCTTAGCAGTGCAAGCCAACCCTTCTTACCCTCAGGTTTGGCGTGGCATGGGGTGTGTTTTTCTACTCACATTTCCGTTCACATTTCCACTGTAAACATTAACCTATTGGAGTAATGATGTCACAGAATCAACACAACAACCACGCTATCACGCTCAAGGAACTCACCAAGCTAAGGGATGACATCGAAGAATACACTGAGGCAGGGGGCGAGGGTAATGAATGGGGATACGGTCCACTAATGGGCCGCAGTGCTTGCGACCTAGCCGACTGCGAAGATGATGACATTGAAACCTTTGGCTGACCGGCAGTAAGACTGGCTCTAGTTAGAGTCAAGGCAGATGACAGCCTATCAGTGGCATTCGACATTGATGACATGGCTAACTACATGATCAACGACATCGCAGAAACATTGGGCGTGTCAACAGAACTATACATGGGCCTGCTAGGTTCCGACCAAGTTAACATACTGCTCAAGGCAGTAGATACAGCAATGGAATACTATAAGGAAGGACAATCGCATGCCTAACACACCACGTAACCCATCACGTGACCAGCTACAGATCATTACGTCCGAAGTCAGCGGCATAGAACACAGCATTCAGTTACCACCCATAGGTTACATCGCAGTGGCAGTGTACTCACCTCACTCAACACCATGGGACTACTATGGTATGAAGCAATGCCATGAGTGGGAGGCAGTGATGAAGGCATCGTACCTAAACAATGAAGCACCCATACCATGCATAACCCTTGAGAAAAAGGCACGCCGCATATCACCGCATGGTTCAGGTCCCGGTGGTCGTGTTCGATTCGGTGACGACATGATGCCTAGCCTATACAGTCTAGTAGTACCGGCTGAGTTTGTAACACTGGCAAAGCTTAAGATTGAATGCCACAAGCTAGACGTGGAAGAATGGCTTGATGGTGCATCCCCAATGCCAGCAGTAACTAGAGCCTGTATGTAGGGCGAGCCTTTCAATTCTCACCACTCATGCAGATCATGGTGCTTAACGGCACCTGCTCACCATGTGGGCAGTTACTATGTACCACGGCTGACATTGCCGTGTCTTTCCAATAGTGTACGTAGCATAACGAACGGATGGAGTACGATGCTTTCTTTAATGGGGGGAGCATCACGACCACACCGTCCCACATGTTTTATATTTCCACCCGCATTTCCACTGTAAACAAGGACAATACAATGAGTGACGATGCAAATGAACAAGTACCGGCAGACGAAGGAACACTCGACCGCTACATTAACATACGAGTGGACCGTCCAGTAGTGGGCCACTCGCAAATGGGAGGCTACGTCATTGACATGGATGACATAGCTGATGACTGGCCCGGATACCACACCATGATCATGGACAAGTACGCTGAACTACTGGCCTCACAAGACCTCCTGCTAGATGGCACACTTGCTCAGAAGATCAGTGAGTACATCATGTGGGGCATGGTCAATGAGATAGAAGCGGGAGGCGATGACCCGCACGACTTCGATGATTACCTTTGTTGGATCAGTGAATGCTGGGAAGGATTCGGTGACGAACATGCATGTGCTGTAATGGAAGCAGAGAACGATCAGCAGTTCCAGGCATACCACGTCAATCTCAACGACAACATGCCCATCTGTACCATGTCAAAGAAATGGGGCAAGGACTACAAGCAATGGAGTGATGATTGTAAGCCAGCTACAACTTTCAGTAGTGACCCTGACATTCAAACGCTAGTAGGCATGATGACTGCAACCATGAACATGCAAGACTACCTCAGGGCACGACCAACGCTGACCAACATAGCTCAACGACTCGGTACTCTTAACTAATTTCCACTGTAAATCTTAACAGCATCTAACAAGAAGGAGAAAGCAAATGGGCCGAGGAAACTGGTTTCCCAGTACACCCAATCAATGGGATGAGTATTACCGGCTGGTCTACGTTGACCTGTCAATGGGTCCAGGTGGGTCATCCGACTCACTTGACCTAGACGTTAACGACGAGCATGAATACCATGAGGCATACGTTTCACTAGTTGAATGTATGTCTCGCTCTATGTACCCATCAATGGATCGCATCAGGTCCTACTACAACGATGACGGGTACGACATCAAGGACTTCAATCACAGCAGAGACACCGCCGCTGTATTTGCAAGCGAGCTTATCACTGTCGTATGGGATACGGCAGGTGAAGCATGGCATCAAGGCATTGGTGTATGCATGAGAGAGTATGCCGAACCTAACCTAGCACGTCGGCACGTTGACTGGCAAGCCGACAAGCTATTCACTGCACTCAATGAAGTGTATCATTGTAGTGTACGCACATCACCGTGGACCTCGGCACCATACGCCGCTACTATTTCCACTGTAAATACCGTAAGCACAGGGGGCTAATCATGAACCATTCCATATCAAGTCAGCGTAACATACTCACCCTCACTGTGGATAAGCAAGAACAGCTTGACCTGATTTCAGTGCGGTCAATGGACGCAGAAGAAATGCCTGGAATGGAGTGGGGGTCGGACAGTCAGTTATACTACTGGTTCGAGGATCTCATAGCCAACAGTGAACTCGAATGGATAGACCCCAGTGAGACAGGCGACCTCACTTCCGCACCAATGCTTGGCACACGAGGTGATGGCGATGCAGTCCACGAACGATGGGCGTACATGATATATGAAACACACTACATTCTCGACGACCTGATTGAGAAAGGATCAGTCATACTGGTTGGGGGTAACTAACATTTCCACTGTAAACTAACGCCAACTAACACGCAAGGAGAAATGCAAATGACTACCAAGGAAGAAAGATACTCCATAACAATCGTTAACAAAGACGGCGAAGAAGCTGGCGCGGTAATGGTCATGCAATTGACGCACGAAGGACTGATAGTAGATGTCATGACAGAAGACGAGGAAGTCATAGGAACCTACGCCGCAACGGCAGATGAATTCCACGAGGACCACTTTAACCAGGGAGAATGCAAATGACTAAGATCACTAAGATAGTACCACTGTTCTCATCCAAGCACCTCGTTGCAACACCGGCAGCACATGAACTGATGTACGAGAATAACATCGAGCTTGCTTCACTACTTCACCGTCACTTCCATGGTGACTACGGTAACATCTGCTTTGCAGACAAGGCAATGAATGGTTCCGCACTAAAGGATGGCAGCCGTATCATGTCAGTGTATGACATCAAGACACGCGATGGTATCCAGCCAGTGTATGTACTGACTGAAGCATTGCAGGACGTTGATGATAACGGCAGGGAATGTGAGCCGTTCCGTAATGTAACCACCGTTCTTTTACCCAGCGAATACTAGGAAGGAAGCTACTAATGTCAGCGTCAACAACCCTCATTTACAATGGTACTACGTACAGGATAAAGGATTCCCTCGGAGCCAACGCAGTAGAGAGACTAACCGCTACAGGGTGGGAGGCATCATACGTAGCAGGCCACTGGTTGCTATCAGTAGGTCACAACATACGACGTGCTGTATCAGCAGCAGAAACTAATGACATGAAACTAGAAAGGTAGTATCATGCGACAGATCATCGACCGAGTAACATGCAGCAAGTGCGGCCAAGTCTTTGACTTCGAGAGGTACAATGTAGATACCAACGAAGCAAGGATCGAAGCTATAGGCTCATGGCTCACATCATTGGGCTGGAAGCTGTTACGCTACGAGAATTGCAAGAGACGAGCAATGGACTTCTGCCCACTGTGTTCAATCAAGTTTAGTTTACGAGAGATGAGTGAGACATCTAACCCCAAGAGTAAGGACAAAGCAAATGAGAACCAAGGTTAACACGACAGCGTCAATGACACCCGGCATGCTATACCGCACCATCATGCCAAGCACGTACCTCATGACACGGTATGGAATCGCAGGTAGAAACGCATGGGTTTCCATTGGAAATCCTAATGAACCATGGGACAGGCCATGGGTAGCAGGCAGGCCAACACCGATAGTCGAGGTGTGGGTTGAGTACGGTACGCCAGGTGAGGACAAGCCATACGTCACATGTAACATCGAGGACGTTGGCATCGTCGAAGACACAGACAAAGACCCCATCACGGCGTTCACCCCTCATGTATGCCCTCGGTGTGAAGGCAGTGGCTTTGCGGATCATGGAAAGAACACCGACACTGAGCGCATGTATATCTGGCATGACCACAGCAAGCCCTATAAAGAACAGTGGCTCAAGATTAACGACAACACTCACGAGGACAAGGGCACGTTCGGTGAGAAGAAAGATGCTACCCGCCTTACTGCCAAGCAGACTGATGAAGTATGGCGTAACGGACTCACCGCCCACGATGACACCAGCTACTGCTCTCAATGCAGTGATTCAGGTGATGGACCCAAGGGTACTGGAGAGATTCGGCACGCTCGCAATGCAGCACGAACTACCAATCACTTGGTATCATGGAGTGGCGAGACACCCAAGGGCCTTACGTTCTATGGTTCCTTCGCTGTCCTCTACATCAATGATGATCCCGATGTTGATGTTGCCGTACTCGAACCCGCCAACTCATACGACATGGGCTATGGTAGTCATGTCGTATCGGCCAGGGATCTACGCAACAGGCATCGTTCATTCGTCGTGCCTCAGTACAACAGATGGACACGGGAGATGGTGGCACTCAAGTACCCTCGGCTCTTAGCTCACATGATCTGTGAATCCCTTGGGTATTTCTCCCCCTCCGCCGTAGCCAGCGCACTGTGCTGCTACCTCAATGGCGAGCCATGCTACTGTGAATGGTACGATCACATGGCACGGTTCAATGAACGAAAGAACAGCAGGGCTGGCATGTGGGACATGACCGCAGCCATACCATTCAGGTCATTCACTCAGCGTAAGTACCACAAGGGTAGCATGTCTAGCTATCCCGCAGCCACTGAGTTAATCAAGGGACTCAACGAAGGCACGCTACCCAATGGCATGCTCGCATCATGGTTCTAGGTCTATCACTATTCCCACATCAACAAGGAAGTTTACAGTGGAAATCGTACTAACACTCAACCTGTTCACACTAGCGGCTATCGGATGCTTCATCATGGGAGTAGCAGTGCTATTCAATTCGCCGCCTAACTATAAACCTTAAGGAGAATACAAATGAATGACCTAACACCCGAGCAGAAGGAAAAGCTAGCCGATCTTGTGGTCGATAGCTGGGACCTTAAAATTCTATTGCAATTTGCTGTCGATACAGTGCTGAATATGTACCTTGAAGACGACGAAGCAGCGAAGAGAGATGCAGTATACATTGAATTTTTCACGGACAACCCTGAATGAGGACAATGCAAATGAAACTTGACACACCAGATGACAGGCGATACGCAGAGATCGCACTGTCAGTACAAGATGCATGCAACACACTGGCAGTAACCAATGAATTGTCACGCCGCCTTGCAGTAATCAATGACACGCATGACTGGGACACTGCCCGTCAGCATCCCGCCACTGTACTGTTCATTGATAAGCTATCATCACTTGCACGATGCCAAGTAGGTATCGGTGGAGTGAGGGTCAGCGAAGCATACGATGCATGTGAGAGATTACGAGACGGACTTGAAGTTGAATGGGAGGTAACACCACTATGAGTGACACGACCACACTAACCCGCCACCTATGTGAAGGCGGACAAGAGAATGCACATGTCGTAAAGGGTTGGCCTTACGGCAGAGTGAAGAGATGCTACAAGAGATTCTGGATCGAACGCCATAAGAACGGCACCGTTCGCATGGTGATGCAGACATCGTTCCCTTGGTTACCCGATGACATATCACCTGAGTATGGCGACTGTCGCTGGAACAAGCCGAAGCTAGGGGTGTACCAATCATTCATCATCTTGTACACCGACACTGAAGATGGCACCACTCATCACACATGCCTTGGCAAGACACCATGGGCTGAGCATATCCAGAAGTTCCTTGACAAGTGGGGCAGCATGCTCACTGATGACGAGGTCAGGGCTGTAAGTAATTCGAGTCCGTATTAATGGTAAGGTACACCATTAAGTTCACACCAATAGACAGGGTGACAAAGAAATCCCTGCTGCCTGCTGGCTTAGAACTCACGCTAGTAACTGAGCTACGGGCACCATCACGTCGTGGTGCCATCAAGGAATGCATGAGGAAAGCTGGCAGGCTTATCAACGCGGTCAGTACGACTGACGTGAAAGACTTTACCATCAAGGTACGCAGTGCTTTTGAAATGAAGAAGCGTGGCACCTTGATACAGTTCATGTAATTTACAGTGGAAATAAAGGATAAAGCAAATGAACAACAAACTCAACATCCCAATGCCAGTAGTGACAGCGACGACATCACAAGCCAATGACATCACCTCACTGACCGAAGAGATTCTACAAGAGTTAGCCAAACCAAATCCCATCACCGATACAACCTATACGGTAGAAGATGATACCAAGAGATACCTCAAGCGGTCGGCTAAGCTCAAGCTACCGACTGGAAAGATTGCACGAAAGATGACCCACAAAAAGAGTACACTGTACTACGTCAGTAGCCTTGAGGCAGGGCAAGTCACGCGATACAATCCTCACAAGGGATTCGGCTTCATGGAGACATCGGACGGCGACGTGTACTTCCATGCCACTGCTTACCGTGGTGTCATTCAACGTGGGCTTGATGTTATCCTAGATGGGGATGGCATTGAGACAGCCAACGAGAGAGCCGACGAGATCGTCCGTGGTACACGCATCCTATTCTACAGGGCACAGCGTGAGAAGGGTTCCTTTGCTCATGTCTGGTGCTTACAGCGTGACGCTCAAGACACCGACGAATTGATTGCACGTACTGATACGTACAGGCTGTGTCGATTCGACCGCAAGTCTGACGGTGATGGCAATGGTGAAGAGGTGTTCACCGAGAACCTATGGCAAGGGACCGACACCTTGGCCTTGGCACTATACGTCAAGCGTAATCCCCTCATTGAATCCAACTCACTACTGCAAGACGGTAGCCATTACGTAACAGGTGAGTGCTACAAGTATCAAGTCCAGCGTGGTAGCACATGGGTAGATTGCGAGGTGCCAGTTGAGCTTTAAGAATACATACGAAGTCGCACTCGAATGCAAGATAGAGTTCTTGGTGAAGGGCGTCGAGGCAGACAACGAAGAACAAGCGAAGACCTTTGCAGAGAACAGAGTTCACAACAGGGCGTTTGAATACGACCTGACAGACGCCACTCACTTCGACGTAGACAATGCATGCATTGAAAGTACAAAGGACAACACCAATGACTAAAGTTAATACACCTGAAGAGTACGCTGCCAAGCAAGCCAAGAAGATTTCCAGTGGAAAGAACCAAGGCAAGCGAGGCGGTAAGAACAAGCACATCAATGGCATGTTGCCGTCACCAACAAAGCTGCGTGCCCCTGGTGCGGGCTACACTAGTACCAACTATCACAAAGAGGTAACGCTAATGTACCATGGATTCCAAGCAATCAGTGCAGGCATGGAGAACATCATCACCATTGCACTGTCATCATCGAGGGTCAAGTTCCAGTGTCTTGATGACATCCTTGCTTCGTACTCGGACTACCGTGAGGTGACACGCGGGTCAAGTTCCAGCAGTGACATGACAGTGGGAGGGTGGATCAAGAAAGAACTGCTCGATGCCTGCGAACTTGTTGAGTGCAACGATTACAACGAGGTACTCAAAGTTGCCGATGCATGCAAGAAAGCTGGCCTGCTTGGCAAGTCATACGAACTGACATACCTCAAGCCAATTGAGTCAGGGCATACTAGGCTTGACGATGCTACTGCACACGCAGTGAAGAAGATTGCAGAAGAAGAACCTACTGAACCAGAGCAGCAAGTATAGTGTAAGTTCCTAGCTCAACCAATGTAACTAACACGCCGATATACTTGCTGCGACGGATGAGAGAGGGCACTTGATATCCTTCTCTCATTGGATAGGGGGTGAGTGACTTGTCCTCACACCACCCCCTATCCTTCTATAATCTATCGTATCCCCACGCTCTACAGTATACCTAACACCCTACCTACAGGTAACCAATGGCAGAACTACGTACCATAACCGGCTCCCAGTACGTCATATACTATACCCTCGGCCCACTACCTAAGGATGGTGACGAGCATTGCTGTAACGGTAACGGTGCCGAGCGATCAATCAAGATGAACCAACCATCACCAGACCTAGAACAAGCGGTGATCCTTGCTCGCACCGATGTCATATCTGACAGTGCCAGCATCATATCAGCCAAGGAAGTTTCCACTGGAAAAGTATGGGACTACCTTGACCCAGAGGCAGTGTACTTTAAGAACCCCAATCAACCTACGTAAAGGAGAGAGCAAATGAGTAGATGCGAAGACTACCCCTGCTGTGGACACGAGCTAGGATGCTGCCCTGACTTCGATGACAACACGGGCCAACAATTGAACATGATCTGTACATGTGGTGCCAAGCTACCAATCAACAACCCGTCATCTATCTGCGACGGATGCTTGAATCGGCCAGCACCAGGCGACGAGAGGGATCAAGATTACATTGGACAATGGACTGACGATAGGGATGGTGATAGCTGGTACACTGACGAGGAGGATGACTGATGGCTAAGGTAATGGCAGAAGTGTGGTTGCAGGGATTCCTTGCTGGCCTTGAGCATTATGCATGGCAAAAGGACGGCGTCACATACGTTGGTACATGTGGCACCACTCTCATTGAAGCTATAGAGAAAGCGAAAAAAGATTACTCGGCAGAATCCGATGAGACTGATGTACTGCCGGACCCCGAAGCAGAGCATGATACCGAGTGGCCTGAGTTCCACGTATCGGATACCGTCAGACTAGAAGGCAAGTCAGTCATAGGAAACTCCCTCATTCGCCAGTACGGTCAATGGTGGAGGCTTGCTGCCATGGCTTCTAAGTACGGAGGAAAGAAGTGCATCACAATGACATCACTCATGCCTGCCAAGCAAGGTAAGTACCGTGGTTCAAAGGTAGCAAAGAAGTGTCCGTATGTAGTAGCACTCATGAGGGACCAGGCAAACGAGAAGGACTTCAACGTACTGGAGGTCAACAAGTACCCTTCCGATTTCCAGTGGAAACTACACTGGGACATTGAGCAGGCTGCGGAGAAGGCAAGAGAGAAAGAACTTAAGAAAGCAGAGAAAGAGAAATAATCATGACTAGGTATTGCATTGCATACGACACTATGGTACAATCATGTGATGAAGGCGGGTCAATCACTCGAACAGTAGTCATGAAAGACTGGGGAGTACCAGTCTCATATCCGAACATGCGTACTGCAATGAAGGACCTGCGAACTAAGTACAAGCACATGAGGGACAAGCACAATGGATGTGTAGAGAACGAGGACGTAGGATACCAGATCATACTTGGCATCCTAGCGACCCAGTCAAAGAGATCACTCCAGTACGTAGAAGAACACGTCATCCGAATCATCCTTCACTTGAAAGAGAGCAAGGCAATCTATGACAGATGGCAAAAAACCTCCAGGGCAAGGGCCGAATCCAAGTCCAAGCGAACCAGAAAAAGATAAAAACAAAGAGCCAGAGATACCGCATCTGGTAAAGTTGAAGGTCGAGTATGACAAGTACAGTCACTCGATAAAGATTAAGGACAGCACGTTGTTAATGGTAGTGTCCCTTGAAGGGTTCACTAAGCACATGCATGCATTCCATGCCAACGGTGTTGAAAAGATTATAGCCCGAGCGGCTGCGAAGGCACATGTCATAGTACGTAGCAAGCACCTACAGCTTGCGTCAATCGTCAGGCAGTACGTGCCAGTGTATGAGGTGGAAGCAAAAGATATATCAGAGTCCCTCAAAGTGGGCCTGGAAGAAGCGGCACTGATAGAGAAGCACTGCGTGACTGTCATGTCCGAAGTGCAGGCTGAACAAGACAGAGGTAACGTAAGCTTTGTGGATAAACTGAGTGCAGTTTCCACTGTAAAGAAAGCATGGGAGTAGAGCGAGTGTGATACTGATAGCATACAACTCTATACCTTGGTATGTATGGATAGGTGCCTTAGTTTTTGTAGCAATGTGGGACGTGTTCATGTCCTTCTACCTATTTCATTCAGAGAGATCGACTAATTGTAAAAGTGAAGACATACTTACATCATTAACAAGGAGCCTTTCAGAATGGCTAAATCCACAACACCCGCCAAAAAAGTAGCACCCAAGGCAGACACATCCAGCAAAGCAGTCATGGCTTACCTAGCAGCAGATGGTGATACAATCATCCCGTCAGACGGAATGGTAACACTGAGCCTGTACGACATAGTGAACGATCACTGGAAGAACTACCGAACGTCGGTAACTGAAGAACACATCATGAACTTGCAGTCACAGTTCGGTGACAACAAGTCAGGTCAGCAGCAGCAGAATGTCTGTGCCTCCCTGCTCGTAGCGGGAGACACCGGCAAGGCAGCACTGTACTCTGGGTACTGTCGAACAGAGAGTGCCATTCGCAATGCAGTACGCAAGGTTATGATGGCGTACAACAAAGAGAATGACCTAAAGGGAACTGATGGAGAGATTCAACTCGCTGGTGGTGGATTCGCTAATCACATCGAACGAATGAAAGTTCGTGATGCATCACCTGAGTGGCGAGAGAAATATGACAACGCACTGAAGGCATACCCACTGCTTGTTAAGATGCAGGTCATTGAGAATCAGACCGAAGCTATGCTTGCAAGCATGGCAGAGAATGACATTCGAGAAGACGTTTCACTGTTCGACCGATGCACGCATGTTGCTATCATGGTCGAGGAAGGAATCCCTGGGAAGGACATCGCTACTGTTGTTCGATCACGATCTGCTGGTGCTGTGTCGCAGCTAAAGAAGGTGCATGCACTACCGCAGTTCCTTCGAGATCTATTCAAGATCAACGTCACTGACGCTACTGAACTCGCTGTACTTGAGACTGCCGTTGAGTCTTTACTACAGAGAATCAAGATGCCTGTCACTGACAAGCTTTCTATTCCGTTCTCTCACCTTCGTGAGTACTCGGGGTCAGTGATGCATAAGTCGTCACCACTGTCATGGCAGCAGACTGCCAAGTTACTCAAGGTCCTATCGAAAGTAGGTGAAGATGGAAAGCCTGACGATACCAGTTCTCCTGTGGATTATACTCAGTTCATGGGGATGCTTCGCTCGTCGAAAGTCCTCTCGAACATTGACAAGAAGGGGGATAAGGCTACGGCAGAGGAGAAGAAGGAAGCGGCTGAGGTAACTGCTGCTGATGCCCCTGCTGCTACTCCAGCAGTTTCCACTGTAAATACTGATGCTGACACCAATGAGCATGACGTTGACTCGCTCGCCGACCAGCAGCAGGCTACTGAAGACGAGATGATCAACGCAGCCATTGGAGGGCACGATGTAGGTGATGATGATGACATCGTGCCAGCAGCAGGTGAGTCCGACGCTGACACTGGAGACAGTGCTGAGAAGGCAGCACCGACAAGTGAGAAGAAGACGAAGGCTATCAATGCCCCAGTCAAAGAGAAATACAGCATGAAGGAGGCAAGCAACATCGAGAAGATTGCTGATGCCTACGTCAAGGCGTCTAACAACATCGCGTTGGAGCCGCCGAAGGATCGTGAGCTTGTAACCCAGGCAGCACATCTGTTCGCTGCACTGACGTGCTACGATGCTGTTGGACTTGATGACAAGACAGCGGCAGTCGAAGATGTTTACAATGATTACGTGGAGAACCTTGAGGCGTACTTCAAGGCTCTTGAGAACACAGTCGAGGAGTTGCTTGAGAAAGAGCAGTACCAAGCACTGCTTGCACTGAAGCCTGAGTACGAGATCCCACAGCTAGAGGAGGAAGACGAAGACGAGGACGAGGATGAGGATGAGGATGAGTCCACACCGTTCGACGATGATACATCCGACGTACCGGATGATGGTGAGATTTCCGATGCAGATATTGACAGCGTATTCGACGACGCCGAAGGCGAGTACGAAGATGTAGATGGCGGTGAAGAAGACATCGTCTAACTGACCATCCGTATGACGCAAGGGGGTGCAGTCGAGTGCGATTCCCCCATGGAATCATGATGACTACGTCATCGCTCGCACTGTACCCCCCGCGTTTCTTTCCACTGTAAATACTTACAAGGTAATGTCAATGATTACAGTCGATCCAAAGATCGCCGCAATACTAAGGAGTCTTTTGCAGTTTCCGTCTGGAGTGCAGCTATACTGCCCGTCACTCACTAATTCAAGTCACGTTGTTCGTGAGCTTGCAGACATGGAAGCGAAAATTACAACCATATCAAGTGACAGAGATCTTCTCAACAAGATCACCGAAGAGAAATTATCCACGTCAGTAAGGGGAGTGACGACCAATGACTACCAACTGTACCAAGAGAGAGATAAGTTCCACCTGGCATTCAGCGTGTTCGACTATGACCTGGCTGGACTGACCAAGCTGGAGAAGGATCTCAATCAAGATGCCCGTTGTCTACAGCGGGCGTTTGCCTTGGAGCGTGAAGAACAGACGCAGTTAATCAAGCCTCAGCTTATCAAGGACAAGCTGTTGATCTGGAACTGCTCCAAGTCCAGTGATGAAAGAGAGGCAGAGAACCACCTAATGGGGCTTGAGTCTCTCATGACTTCCGTAATGGTAGGTGGTTACTTCGCATCGGTCGTACCCAAGAACTGGGCAGGTCGTCACATGAAGTACCTCACATGGTGGCGTGAGAATGCTGCCGTGGTAGCTAAGATCAGGCTACCTGAGTCTGCTGTACGATGGCAGTACCCACGTAGAACGTCGTCGAAGGACTACCTGTACGGTAACAAGAACTTTGACATCAAGCCATACGATAGACACAGTGGCACCACTGAGCTACAGGCACCCGGTGAATGGGACCTGATCATATGGTTCAGACCAAGAGATAAGTCCGGTGCCCAAGACACTGACCTACCCCGGTCATCAAAGCAAGGTGCGTTGCTTGACTGGGCTGAGTACAGATGGAACCAGTTCAACTTTACACTGGAAAGTCTGAGCGATGAAGCCATCGACACTTGCTCGAAGTCATTCAAGCGTAGTGAATGGTGGCTCAATAGTGTACGGGCATGGAAGAAGATGCTCCAAGAGAATGACTACAGCCACTGGTGTGGCACTACCAACAAGAGTCCCCATGGCCTAAGGGAGCCAGAGGATACATGGTTCTTCGAGACTACTGACAGTAACAGGCTTGCCATCAATGTGATAGAGGATGTAGCTGACATCAAGTCAATGCCGCATGCCATTCACATCAAGCCCACTAACAGTAAGATCAAGCTCATGTCATACAATGCAGCCAGTCGAGGTGCATTGCAGGACATACGGATCTCACTTGGGTTTGAGTATCACAAGGAAAAGGATTGCCTTGTAAGTAACTTCGACATGAAGCATCTCTATGGTAACTTGGTTGACGTAAGGGAATCTCTGACCAATGCCATCTCACGTGCTGGTATGATACCAGTAATGACAGCCAGTGACCACCACCTGATGAAGAAGCGAGCTAGGTGGCTCAACATTCAACTCACCCCAATGACACGGCTGGTGCCGATCAAGGGTACTAGCGAGATTGATCAGACAGAGGAAACGAAATGGGAAACCCTGTACGAAGATATGGATCTGAATGCAGTGTTCCCAGAGATCATGGATATGTGGCGTGCCCGTGCTATCAAGATGAAGATGCACCTAGCCAGCAACATGTACAAGTTTCAGTTCGAGGATGTCATTGAACACGCTGCCAAGCAGAGCCTTCTGAATGGCAACGTGATGGGACTAGGTAAGACACGGGAGATGCTGTTCGCTGCCATCCTAAGGGGTGCCGAGAACACATTGATCGTCTGCCCTAGTAAGCTTGTCGGCACATGGCAAGACGAGATCGAAGGCACCATCATCCCTTACGCCAGGACAACGAGGAAGCATTGGTCTGGTAAGAAGTTAGATGTCACGGCACCTAACATCATCCAGTTCGCAGAGGATTGCTTACCGGCTAACCTCAAGACATTCAACATCATCACGTTCGATAAGCTGAAGGACACGCCGAGGGATGGAAGGTTCTATAAGTGTCCGAAGTGTGAGGACGTAACGTACTCAGCCTATAAGCATGAGCAAGAGTGTGTCAAGTGTACGTCTAGTGACTTCGATGAATGGAGTGCACACAGCACCGAAAGGGATGAGCTTGGTAGGCTCAAGAGACAGAAGTTCAAGGTTCACACCAAGACCATGAAGAGAGTTCACTGGGACCCGTCGCATATAACAAGGAAGGACATACCTGAGTACGAGTGCGAGCTAACTGACACTCGATTCACCAATAAGTTTTCCACTGGAAAGCCTGTGCCTACCAAAATGGTAGAGCAGAAGCAGATGCACAAAAAGATGGTGCCATGCCAAATAGGCTACGACGTTCACAAGGACCCGCTAACAGGGGAGGAGACACAGACCCCTAAGTACTCAGTCAAGCCTCGTAAGGCACATGTCAAGTGGACATTCAGTGAGGTGATACGCTGGACATTCAACCACGTAATCGTCGATGAGATCCTTTACGCAAAGAATGAGGATGCACTAAGAACTAAGGCATTGAATCACTTGTGTGGTCGTACTCGATACGGTGCCACTGGCACCCCACTCAAGGGCATGCCTCAGTCTATCGTTGGGTATCTCAACTGGATCTTTGACAGGCAAGTGTACCCTGACTACCGTAAGTACACTGGAGGTCTTGGTGCTTTCCTTAAGAAGTTCAAGACAGAGGTAATGATTGACGCTGTGCAGCTACCTAACGGTGACATGATAGGTGGCAAGCCCAAGCAGATACCAAAGATAAACAACGCTGAGCTTTTTCAGGCTGAGCTATCACCACTTATGAGGCGCAGTGTTCGCAACCAGCCCAACGTACTATGCGACATACCTATGATCCAACAGGTAGCAATTGATGAATCAGTAGAGATGGACGACGAACACAAGGCTTACTACAACAAGTGGTTGCAGTTCTTCTCTGACTGGTGGCAGAAGATGAAGGAAGAGGAGGAAGGCAAGGGCGTTAAGCCCGGTGAGCTAATGACTAAGCTCGGCTACCTCATCGGTGCCAGTACAGTACCGCACCTGATGCTTGCTGGTATCGCCAAGAGTAAGGACAAAGAGATGCGGCAATGGGCCACCATGATTGATACGTACAAGGGTCCATTGACACAGAAGATGATACGAACCCAAGAGTTAGTCAAAGAGCAGGTTGCATTAGAGAACAAGGTCATTATGTTTGCTCGTCGTACTGGGGTGCTTAAGCTCCAGAAGAGATGGGCCGACATCAACAAGATCCCGTCAATGATCATAGAAGGGAGCGTTACCAATGAGATCGCGAAAGGACAAACGAGAAGCAAGCGACACAGGATGGTTCAGTCATTCAGGAATGACAACTATAGTGTCATGTGGGCTGGCTTGGCATGCCTAGCAGAGGGACTGAATATACCTGAGGCTAACTACGGTATCATTCAGGACTATAGCTGGGAGCCATCGGATAGTATGCAGGGCATAGCTCGAATGCTCAGGCCCTCGCAGAAAAAGGTTGTAACATCGCACTTCCTAATGCACAAGGGAAGCATCGATGAATACATGTGTGCATTGTGCTACCTTAAGGGACGTAGCCACTCAGAAGGTATTGACTATATGGAGTTCGCTGATTGTTCAGTGTCGATGATACCAGATATTCGCCAGTATGCCGACTCAATCGTTGATGGTACAGATGATGTACTGAAACGAAACATGTGGCTGGCTGTGGATAACATTAAGAAACGAATGGAAGACGGCGAAGAGGAGACGGTATGACAACTGAAGAAGGCAATTCGCCACTGCATAAATCAATCAACGATAGCGACACACGCAGCACTGTTGAGTGGACCTACAATGACGAGGTAAGGACAGTGACAATCACATCCTTGACTATACCGATTGAGGGGCTGTTCGCAACCTCCGCTACGCTGGTAGTACCATCGGAAGAGTTCAGGGACGCAGCGGAAACACTGCTTAGTATTTCCACTGGAAAGATGTCAGGTGAGCAACTGAATTTCATTGGTGCTAGGCATCGCTTGATAGCCCAGGCTTCTGAGTATCAGGAAGAGATACAAATGATAGGTAATTTGTTCGACGACGAAGACTCCAAGGACAGGCTTCCGGCTCGCGTTCTGGAAGCCTTTAGGATCATGAGACTACTCGCTCTTTCATTCACAACGGATATGCCAAATGGATAACGACAAAATCAATCCTCGACAGTACTTCATAGCAAGCATCTACCACATGAGGCACAAGGTTAAGATCGGAGTGGATGCTTGCCTGTGGATATGGATAACCCAGGACGACCTGCTCGCCCTCACTTGGGTACAGCGAGAGAAGCTCAAGTGGAACTTGGGTCAGAACGTAGTAGCGTCTCAGTATACTGCACTTGAGTGGATAGAAGCCAATGCGGTAAGGAACGAAGCACTTAAAGTCTTCCTCGATAGGCAAGACATGAGGTTCAATAGTAAACCGGAGAGTCGACATGCCTGAGTTCTCTTTGCATTTCAGCGACAGTAAGTTCGCTAATGTTGAATGGACTCTTGGTGGCGTAGTCACAATCCAGCAGATCGGCAAGCTCAATGCCAATGAGCATGCCGCGCTGGCTTGTGCCGTGGAGATAGCCAAGAGTCTTTCCATTGGAAAGAAAATAGATAGATACTTCAACCCAACTGACAGCGACACTGACCACAGCACAGTAGTTAAGTGCAAGTGGATGAAGTCAGGTCGCTTGAGTTTGGAGTCGTCGTCCGTTGATAAGACGTTCCATCATGCCACGAACGTCGAGCAAGCAGTAAGCAGGAAGCGAGTCTTTACGTGCACCATGGCACTGTATAAGATCCTTCCGAAATGGAGGCAGAAGAATGTCTAGGAATCAAAAGGAATCCGCGCACAGGATTAACATTGCAGAGATAAGGTTCGAGGTACAGAAAGACCGCAAATCCGCACAGGTCAAGGTCGAGTACGCAAGATACAACAAGGAATCAGGGGTTAGCAATAAGATCATGCTTCGCCTGCCTGTTGCGTGCTTATGGATTGATCCGGTGTCAGGTGATGCATGCAAGGCATACATACAGGCGGGCACCAGTGAGCCGCACAAGCTGTTCGTAAGGGACATCATGGATTCTGGTAGCCTGTCATGTAGTGGTCGAGGGTCATGCTACATAACGGCAGACACTGATGGCACTATCAGGTATGGTGCCAACACTGCCGGTGGTAACTTCTACTACGACTCGGACAGGTCGGATGGATACCAGAGCTATAATATCTATGATTCAAAAGAGATGGTGCTTCAGGAATTAATCAAGGAGATTTCAGAGACTAAGCCAGTGGGAGGGGCGCAGCTAGTGTCAATGAGTGGAGTTGACGAATCGATACTAACGTCTGCTGGCATGGATAAGGTGTCAGACGTAATGGGAATTGGTGTCAACATGTGGAAGGGGGATGCCAATCAAGCATTCAGAGGGGACAGCAGGGTGTGGACAAGCAGAGGAGACAGGAAGGTAAGAGACAACGTCGAAACTTTCCTGACCATGCTAGACGATAGCTTAAAGGGTAAATAGAATGGCTAACAAGGACCATAAGTTTATTCAGCCGTGGCTTCAGTTTGTAAAAAATGAGGGAACCAGTGCATTCAACACACTGAAGACATACAGGATAGCGATCAGACAATGGATAGATTGGTATCACTCAAAGGAGAATGCGTTCGACGTAAGGGAAGCTAACAAGCACGACATACGTAGTTACCGTGACTACATGAAGAACATAGGAAGGAGAACCAATACGATAGCACTGAAGCTGAAGGTCGTCGAGTTGTTCTATGACTGGATGGAACTGGTTGACCACATAGAAAACAACCCCTTTCCTTCGATCATCTCTAAGAAGGGTGACGTGGACGCTAAGCGAATACTTGTACTGGAACCGTCGAGCATATTTAAGATACGAAAGCTTAGGCATTCTAAATTCAAGCTGGCCTTACCGTTCGAGCTTCTACTGTCGTCCGGCCTCAGGGTCAGTGAGTTCCTTGCACTCAGGGCATGCGACATAGATTTCGATGAGCATCCCATTGATCTTTCCACTGGAAAGATCTCTGAATATACAGGCGGTGCAATACATATAGACACTAGAGTTCACATAGCGAAGTCAAACAAATCAAGGACAACATACATAAGCAAGATTGCAGCCAGGATACTACAGCAGTACATGGACGTGCATGGGATCAGGGAAGGATCTAACATTCCGATCTTCCCGTATGATGTATCGTCCATAGGTAGGTACATGTGTGAGGTGTCAGCAACATACATCGAGAAGAAGAGAGAAGAGGTTGCTCACCTACGTCCAAGGTCTACTAGGCATACCGACATAGATCTCAACGAACACGAGGGACTGAGCGAGGAGATGAGAAAGAAGATAGCAAAGATGCAGGCCAGTACCGTCCATAGCAGTAAAGATGACAATATCGGTGAGACTACTAGGCGACATGAGCAGGTTACAAGCGGTGCTGTGGTTCGTGACCTTCATGCCCATGCATTGAGGCACACGTTTGCCTGCAATATGTACCATCGCAACTACCATGGCGATAGACACAGTGAGATGAGAATTATCAAGATGCTAGGACACAGCATCGTAACTACTACACTCAAGTACCTAACTAAGCTTGACCTAATAAGTTCCGACGACCAGTGGCGTAGGATCATGCTGGGTAGGCCAACGGATTGGATAGGATTAGAATGAGTAGCAGCAGTATTTGTATACCATGTGGCAACTGCTCTAAGGACCAATGGGTCTGCGTTGCCTATGATGAGCTATTGCCGGTACGCCTAGTATGTACCGGCTGTGGTGATAGCTCGGTGGTCATAGCAAGCATGGACGACGTACCACCACTGCCTAAGGGTAAGCCGTACTACGAGGGGTGTCCCACCTGGATAGTACAGAGCGCTAAGCCTGAGGCTATGGAAGAAATCAAGCCTGACGCAATGAAGTCCTTCAGGGAACAGGCCGATGGCATTTCCGCCATCATTCAGAACGGGGCAGATGCTATAGACGAGCTACAGGAATCACTGCACATCCTGTCTGAAAAGTTCGTCGCTGACTTCTCGGCAGCACATGAGGTGTCAAGGTGCATGCAGAGGATAAACCCAGATGTCATGACGGACTTCATAGCTGCACCGTTCTTTTCTATACCAGCGCAGGCATTCAATGAGATAACCAGCGAGAGATCATTCTACGTACTGGCCCCTATATTCTACGACAAGATAATGGGTGCACCTGTACGAACAAGTGGTGGGTTCAGGATGCAGCTAGTCACACCGTATACTATGATGACTTTTCCACTGGAAACTTTTATTCTAGATTCGCTAGGATACCCCGGCCCACTCGATCTACGTGTAATGGGCAACAAGATCATAGGTCCTGATCTGCATGGCACATGGGAATCTATCCCAGGTGTGGAGCTAGACGATGATCACACTGACTTCATGCCAAGCGTGAGGATCAGAGACGGGTTGAAGGCAAGGGGATGGCTTGCCAGGTCTGGCGTATTTCCATGGCAAGAAAGGAACATGGGAATAGATGACATGTATGCTGGCTCCGATGCCATTAATGCACTTGAGGGGCACCGTCAGTACGCCGAAGCATGGAGTGACTTCAAGAGGTATGGCAGGATACATCTATGCTGGGACAACTACCGAGACATCATAGACTTTTGCAATCATGTATTTGCATGCGTCGTAGGGCAGAAGATCGTAATGCTTGGTGACCATGTAAGCATAGCTAAATGGAAAGCCGATGCGATGGTAGGCATGACGAAGCTTAAGAACGTCATGTATAATACGTATGACGATTTCCAATCGCTTTCTGGACTCGAAGACATACCAACCATTGTAGTTGATCACCGCAACGGGGTGCCTTCATCCTTCATACGATCATTGATATCGTATAGGGGAAATGTCATATTGATAGGCGACGACCCAGTTATGGATACGCTATATGATGACGAGAGAGCCAACCTTTTGTATACAATAGGCGGTGGTATGTCGGTACTGAGAGACGATGGATGGCAGAGGCAAAGAAAGAAAGCCGAGGATAGTACCATTGTAGGTGATGCTATCACTCGGCTTCAAGGTTAGTTGTGCAACTTAGATCCAAGAACGGGCTACATTGAATTCCGCAGCAAATCTATTCGTGGCGTCGTGAAGTTACCGACTCGATTGCTCAGGTAATCCAAGATCATCTTCGATTCAAACTTATCGGAGAGTCTCATTGAACCCCAGCTACCGTATCTCATGACGACATACAGGCAGATCAAAGCCTGCTCCTCGTTGTCCGGTACGTAGACAACATCCTCATGAAGGACACGCCGCTTGAGAACTCTCGACTCGAACTGTTCAGGAAATGCACCCGACCCCTTCTCGATAAGGGTAACAAGGCAGTTCTTTTCAGAAAGATTTCCAGTGGAAATCGACACACTTATAACTGGGTGTGTCGCTCTGAACTGAGAGCATCCGAGGATTTGTGCTACGCGATCTGCATCTTTGACTAGCATTACCATCGAGTCTGGAAATGCCCGAGGCAATGTGCTCCAATCAGAGATGACTGAGTACTCTAAGCCTGATTGATTAAGCTTTCGGAATACTTCTGTCAGTGAGTCATTCATTTCAACTTCCTGATCATGGGGTTCTGCTGTCATGTTCATTACTTTTCAACTTTCTTTCGATTCATCATTGCGTAGAACGAAGCGAGTCCACCGCCGCTCAGTAATGTCAGTAGCGTATCGAACATTGCCTGATCGATAACCTCCAACTGTTTTAGCATCGCCATGACTCCCATTGAGATTGCGATTATGTAGGTTTTCTTTCCTTGCAGCCATTTCATTAGCTCCATCATGCTCTCCTCTTAAATAAGGGTATAGTTCAACTACGTCTTAGCTACCACTGGACTTTGCCTCAAGTGCTGTGATTCTCCTTTGAAATGAATTAAGAAGATCCGTGTCGTGAAGTTCACGACGATCATCCATCAGCATTCTCTCAACGAAAATATCTATTCTATGCTTGTTGTCTACAGATATTTCCGTAAGTTGGTTTAGAAGCTCCCTGTTGTCTTTTCCTATTGCTTCAGCATTACTAACGCGAGACTTCAGGTCAGTAAGCTCTCCGCCTGTCCAATACGCTCCAGCACATAGCGCAAGTACTAGCGCTATGCTAACTGGAGTAGACTCTGTTATATTCTTCACTGCCTGCCCCACTTTACTGTCTGGCTTAAAAATCATTGTTAACAACCAGCTTATGTGATAGGATTAAGTCATCGCAATGTGGTAACGTACATGTATCATGAACTCTCTAGTTGCACTTGCGACCAAACAGTCCACATCGGTCTTCTCGTCGCGCATCAACTCTGGCACGCCTGTTACCGCCAGAGCCAAAGATGCCATTTCCACTGGAACTTGAGCTTGAACTCATTGAGCCTGAGGAGTGGTGTTCCATGTTATAGGCAGGTGAGTATTGAATGCGACATCCATTCTCATCGCATACCTTGACGCCACCTCTAGATGCGATCACCTCCCATTCTTCTTCGCTAATGATTTTTGATTCACTGCTTGAGCCGCTACCCTTCATGATTTCCTTATTCATTCCATCGACTCGTTCGTCTACGTAGCCAGCGATTCCATTCACTTCAGAACTTAAGCTTGCCAACTGATCCTCTACGTCACTGACGCGAGAGCGAAGGGTGACAATATCGCTGAGGACTTCAGCGGTCATTGCTGCGTATGGGTCAGGCGATGCGGCTGTTTTTTCCAGTGGAAACATGAAGGCTGCGGCAGCGATGATAGCAGCGCCTCCGAGGATAAGGCTTGACTTTGTGTCCATATGTCTACTCCCTAGATAAAGAACGTGGTGTCAATCGGCTCCGTGCCGCTGACTCCCATCAACGTGTAACAGTCTCTTGACCTAAGCACCTTGGCTAGGTCGCTTTCAGTTATATCGACAATGCAACTTGAATACTCTTTAATTGGATCGTGCTTCTGCCAACCGTAGTGTCCCTTGGCCCAGCCGTTCCAAGACTGGTGATAGGCGAACACCCAGTTTCTTCCGACCTTGCGCATGCCTACAATGACAGTACAGTGCCCGCCCTGAGAGGACATTCTTGCTATGCCGTCCCTGTTTCGATTAGGTGAAGGGATCAGGCTGGTGCAGATAGGAACAGGCTGAAGGTTTCCCAATCCAGCAGCTACCTCATCAGTGTCAGTTACAAGTGATGAGTTCTTGATTGGTCGTACTCGTGCAGCCGTTTCGTATTCTGCCGGTACGCCTGATGATCTTGCTGCCCATGACGTAGCGAACTTCTCATCTGAATCGAGTGCATCTTCAGGTAGGCCCAGTTCCTTCAGTAGAACGACACCGTATTTTGTGACCCAGTCTGATGCCCAGCTACCATTGCTGCCGTCCCATCGGCCCGCTTGATTCGCCACCTCTACCCTGCTACCGGCGTATATGGGTGCTACTGCTGCTCGGCCTGGAAATCTCATGCCGCCGATCAGTCGGTTGACAGCCATTACGATGTCACATGACAGCTTATATCCCTGACCGACGCACGTGCCACGCTTCTGGTACTGCGATTTATACCGCCATTCCTTATCCTTCTCTCGCATGACCATGGAAAGATACGCCGGAAGGAATACCTCTCGACGTGGCTGATTCATGATCAAGGGTGCTGATACACCGAACAGTGGCGTTCGGTTTCTACCTGCGAAGTTGGCGGCATGCTTAGGATCTGGCCTCCACCCGCTCATGTCTCCTATCATGTACTTCTTGGCAATTTCCACTGTAAACTCCTGATCTATTTAGCGGCTTCAATGCCAGCTTTGACTGCCATTATGTAGGCACCGTGCTTGACTGGCTTATCCAGTGGTAATCGACCGACATTGTGAAGTGAACGAGACTTGTTCATCAGGTCTGTCCTGAATGCAATCCACCCAATCGTAACGTCCTGAGTCTCAAGCTCCATGAACCGTGGGTTGACTGATTTGTACATGTCCTTAGGTGTTGCATCTGTAAGTGCAGCAGCCTCGGTCAATGCAGTACAGAAAGACTCTCTTCCTGACCTTGGAATCACCCACTCGGTTGATATCTCTTTGGTTACATCGGAGAACGTGTCAGTGAATACACTATTTCCACTGGAAAATGTGAAGTATAAACTGAAGGCAAGTCCGGCAACCAGTATTAGATTGGTCTTAGACTTGCGAGTCATCGTGTTCCTCACATGTAATGAAGGCACTGATGGTAACCTTGGACAGGGCCTCTAGGGCAGCGGTAAGATGCGGTTTGTTTACCGGGTCGGCATGTCCCTTGACTTTAGTTAGGCTTTCAACTGCGAACTGAAGCTCGTCGAAGCAGTCACCGCCTATGTCAGGCTTAGAGGGTTCCTCTTTCTTCTTGAACATCGCAGTGATATCTGTCCAGTTGTTGATACCCAGTGCAGCAAGGACAACGCCTGCTATGCTGAGTCCAATGGATTGTCCGGTGTCTAGTCCAAAGAAATTCATGATCCAAATAACCTCCATAAAAACAAGATGATCGCACCTGTAATTGCAGCTATACTAGCTGCTAGTACCGGGAACATCTGTGCAGTAAAACCCCTGGTCATAGCTTCGGCTATTACAGAGAAAAAGCTTTGCCTTCTCTCTTGCCTCTTCTTTTTCTTCTCTTCCCTGTCTACATCCTTGCGGACTCTTCCGTCTTTCCTACCCTTCCTTCTCTTTAGTAGTTCTATTGGCCGATCCATTCTTTTCTCCATCATCTTGATACTTCTTGACCAGTCTCGACACTAGGTTTACTCCAACCTCTCCGACGCTTGCCAGTATCAAAGTAACCACTATGGTTCTCACTTCCCCGAGATCAAAGTTTGAAGCGTTTGCGTACAGAATGGGCCAGATAAATACCCCTAGCAATCCTAGTCTTATGATAGACCATGCAGGATGATTGGGATTGTCTGTCTTCAGTGCCATTCGTAGCAAAACTTCGCTTGAGCCTGCTATCCCCATTGTTCCAAGGATTGATAGCACTTCTCCAAGATCAAAGCTCGAAGCGTTTGCGTATAGAATTGGAGATATGACCCCGCCGATGATCAGTAGTCTGAATATAGACCATACCTGAGATCCTGCTGACCATATTCCTGTCATATCTCTGTCTCTATATTCCCACTGGAAATAATTATGATTTTTAGTCTTCTTACTCTATCGGCAACCACTTCGGCTTGCGTTTTTTATCTTCCTTGTACGGGCATGTATCCCATAGCCTGTTGAGCTTATTGGGATGAGTGCCATCGTCAACGTCATTGACTGGGCACCCGCATCCTATGCACCTTCCACGCTTGTCACCGTCGCCCTTGCCTGTGTACCAGTCGCACGGCTTGCACTGCGTAAATCTCCTGGCGACAACCGATTTGCCTGCATGCCTGCATAGATTGAATAGATGCCAGAATGTTGACACTGCATAGTTCCAGGCTTGTATATATACGGGCGGGAACTCCTTTGTTTCCACTGGAAATCCCGTGCAGGCCCTGTTGATCTTGAAGGTCTTTATATGTACAGGAACCTTTACGGATCTATCGCAGATGGTGCAAGTGGCGATATCTCCCTCTCTGTCGAACACGCATTTGTCGGTCATAGTGTCCTCAGTATCACTGGTGCCGCATCTGTTGTCTCGTCTATGTGGCACGCCTCACTGAACACTATCTGCTGGTTCCTCATTCCATTGCGCTGGCTCACCAACTCAAGCTCTAGACCGTCTAGTTGCTCCATCATCAGGTACTTGGTCTGCTCAGGAGTACTGGCCTGCACTCCCCCTATTTCAGACAGGATCGGTATCTGTGTCTCGAATATAAGGCTCCAAGTCGTCGAAAAAACCGTAGGATTCTGCGCATTGAAGTTCTGATTTCCACCAATCGCAAGTCTGATTATCCAGTGGTATGGGTCGGCTCCTATAGTGTAGTTACCGAGCGATATTCTGTACATTCCGCACCCAGAGAATCCTTCTACCCTGTACCTCCAGGAGCAACCACCGCTATAAACCTTCTTTGGCACGGACACTGACTGTCCAAGGTCATTTCTTTCCGTTGTTATCGTGGTCCAGACATCGCCCCCTAAGCATCTGACTCCTGATCCACCATTGCCATTATTGTACTCAAGAACATACATGCCAGACTCTAGGTGTGGGCATGAGTCCTCGCAATCTCCGTTGATTTCCAGTGGAAATATGAACTGCCCAGGTGGAGGCTCTGGCGTCTCAGGTGCTTTTGTGTTGGCCTGGAACTCAACTCCGATATTAACTGGCCCTGTATTGTAGTCATCTATACAGGTCATGCACCCATCTTCTGGACAGGGATCGTTGTCACCGCAGTTGTCTGTGTCTTCTGGGAAGCTAACATTTACAGTGGAAAGATCCGAGAAGTCGTATATCTCAGATGGCACTATCTGTATTGGGTCGAATCCTCCGTCGTCAGTTGTTCGGAGAACGTCACCTGACTCAACTAGTTCCCATCCACTTGAGTCGCCTATGGTTCCAGTGCACTCACACCCGCTTCTCTCTGACCAATGCGTCTCAGGGCTAGGTGAAGAACAGTCAGATGAGACTCTCTTCCAAAGATATGCACTGTATGTCTTCTCTCCTAGCTCATCGAATTCAACGAATGCAATAACGGCAGCTAGGTCAAACTGAAACGGAACCGTTGGCACCGTCAATGTCGGCATCCTTGTGATCCACATCTCGACGCCAACATATTGGCCTGGCTGGCACGAAGGACCGAGTGCGTTGATCTTGGTGAACGATCCTATGTCTATAATGCAGTCAAGCCTAGCTTGATCGTATGCGAGCCTTTCAGAAATACCCCATGGCCCAGCCGTTTCTGACCAGTATGCGGTCTTGTACCTGAGAGTCAGTGGACTATTAAGGTCGCTTAAGACATCGCCTATTACGCACTCATCCTCCTCGGCTTCATGTTCTTTGAGTATAATATCCTCATCGAAGCTAACCGTGTACGACAAAGGGAGGTCCCAGCAGTCGCACCGAGGCCACCTAGAGCCGGTGTCGTCCCTGCAAGTGTACTCTTCAATGCATCCTGATCTGGCATCGGACGAGCTAGTCCTGACTGTGATTTCCAGTGGAAACTTACACCAGAATTCAGTGGTTTCTGCCTCTATATCAGATGCAGTGGCCTCCATTGTAAGTGACAATGACTCACAGTTTATCTTGTACTCTGGATCGTCGAGATCCTCTGGGTCATGATCATGTTCTGCCGTATAGGTAGGTCCGTTTACGAAAGTAAGATACCATCTATGCCCTTCCTCTTCACCAGAGAATGGAAGTCTGTCTCTGTAAATAAGCTCGACATGCTCATATGCACAGCACACTCCCGGCCTTGCAGTTCCGCCGTTCTGGCACAGACTTCCCCTCCAGTGGCAGCTATCAAGGTTGGATGTGAGTATGTATGTGCCGTTAAGGCTCTCGCACTCGTTGCAGTGTGCGAAGTTATCTGCCGGTAGATTCTCTGCACCCTCTATTGTGATCGTTACACAACAGGGTGTAGTCCCTTCAGTGCATACGAGACTGCAATCACACTTGAGATACCTAGCACCACAGCAGCACCTGCTGACTCCGAACTTATCCATTTAACATTCCGCCCCTATAATGCTCCAGTGTAGCTTCTTCTTATTCCAGCGAATTCTTATCTTAGCACCAGATTCCAGGGTTCCTCCGCCAGTGAACACGTCATGGTGAACAGTTAGCTCATGATCGTTTACCTTGAGGTTAGCCAGTGCTGAAGCGTTTGCGTCGGCGTCCTCACTCAGTGTAGCTACGTAGTTGTCAGGCCCTTCTACCCACCACACGCCCTTGTCGTCCTTATGTACGGTGACTAGATAGCCGGGCGCTGCGTATCCCTTGGCATTCGACACCTCTTTCAGTATCACGGTTTCATCACTTAGCCGTTGCTTAAGGATGGACTCCCCTTCTTCGTCGTCGTCCTCTGGGTCCTGCTTCACCTTCTTCTCGTACATAAGTTCAACTTCACCGAAGCCTATTAATATGTCGCCCTCAGAGAACTGCTCTGGATTATAGGGTGCCTCTTCTTCAGGCTCCCCCTCTTCTACTTCCGGTGCAGTGACATCATCCTCTACCAGCTTTCTAGCACCAGTAATGCCGCCCGTACCAACGATACCTACGTGCATCTCCTCCGCGTCTTCTAGGATTGGTGGTATCAGCCTGACTGGTATCACTGAGTATATCTGGTCGTCCCAGTGAAGGTTCTGCGAAGTTTCGTGATCCTCCATTGCTATGCCGACTACCTTGTACTCATCTTTCTCCCATGTCTCATTTATTCCCGTCACGGCAGTCGCTGTCTGCGTATCAAACACTACTGGCTCGCCTGCGTAAACCCTTCCGGTGTCATCGGTCCCGTCGTAATAGACCTTTACGAGACAGACTCCATCAACTATGACGTTCCCTGTCATTTCGATGTAGACCTGGTGGTCTTCTATTCCGTACTTAACTAGAGACTCGTGGCTAAGTTCAGACACTGAGATTCCGAAGCTTGTCCCTTTCATTAAGCTGGTTATTAAAACCCTCTTCTCCTTGTTTGTTCTTCGCTCAGGTATGTCGTACCCAGGCCAGAACACAGTAAACTCACCCGATGGCTGAGCTACTGGTGTGTGGTCTTCTTGATTAGATAATGTTCTAAGGGCCATATGTTTACAGTGGAAACTATCCACCCTCCGCGTCGTAAAGGGCCTGAAGGTCTTCTAAGTATGATTCGATATCGTATGACCACCGAGGGTCTAAGTACACACCTTCTTTTGGTCGATTTCTTTCACCTATTACCACTACTCCATGCTTAACTATCCCCTCCCACGCCAGTGCCTCGTTCATTTGCATGTGCGTCCTTTCCAGTTTGACCTCAACGACAGCTTTATCGGCACCGGCATTGTTGAACTCTATCATCCTACGTTCCTCGGTGGACGTATCGGATATTCCTAGATCGGAACTTGTTGAGTCCTTCTTCGATGCTTGATTCAGCACCTTAGTTGATATTAGAGGGAGAACTGAATTAAGAATGTCTCTGTTTATATCTTCAAGATCATTGACCAGCCTGCTTGCTCCTATCCTGAAAGGTGCCCGTATCAGGTTGTCATCTATCTCCTCACCTGTGTAATTAACACGCTCCGTAATGCCATTTGTTGCACTGAATCGTACGGATACTGATTCGATCATTCCATCTGGCAGGGTTCCCGTAGTTTCATCGAACTCCATGTATCCTGTACGGTTGATAGCATCGTGGAACAATAGCTGGTGTGAGATCTTGCCTGCAACCGCATCGGCATTGATTGGCCTCACTGCTGGCTCTGACCCACCGTTTTCAAGGTCTAGCCTGAAGTTCTCTGCGAGAACATTGTACTCACCACCATCCACAAAAGCCTTGTGCAGTGTAGGTATGTTGTGCTTTTGTGTTCGTATCCGTGCGTTTTGCTGGAAGCCTTGCTCTGGACCTGGACCCCTATCAAACACAGCCCCTATCTCTTCTCCTGCCTCATGTGTATACATGTCCTTGCCATGAGCCAGCGTGACCACTATCCTGTCAGCCTTTCTGCTATCCATCTTCCTGAAGTCCATGTCCTCATCGATCCAGAACTGTGCATTAGAGAACACCAGTCTTAATCTGAAGACAGACCTGTGTGTCTTGGGGTCTATGACTTCTTCTTCTGTGATAGTCACTCCCTTGGTGACTGGGACCACCGTAACCTGTCTATCAAGTGCTGACTCCATGCCGCCAAGGATTCTCCTCGTAGCTATATATGGAAGCATCTTCAGGTTCGTGTCTGTGTTTAGCTTGTTGTATACAGGGAATGAGAAGTTATAATCGCCGGTGAATCCGTTGTCTATGTTCGACTCTATTTCTGAATCGTCCCATTCTTCCACTGGAAATAATGCAAGCTCTACATCGTCGATCTCATCCAGCGACTCCGGTTGCGGATCACCAGGCAGAGTCACGGTTGCCTCTGTTCCGCGATAAGTATTCTCAGGCACGAGCGTCTCTTTGTCCATCTTTTGCAGAATGGTATTGTAGTAGGGTTCCTCTCCCAGCGCGTCAAAATCGGTGTTGAGTTCAGGGGCCGGGTTCATCTCACTGACTGACCAGTTAGGGTCAACTATGTAAACCTTCCACGCCACCTTGTCGATATACTCCTGTACTGTCATCTCCATCCTTGTTCTCTTCAGGTCGACAGCCCCTTCGCCTTGAACCTTTACGCCATCACTCCATAGATTGTGGTCATGGTATTCTTCTGGTAGCTCTTTTATCTTGCTCCATCTAGTGAGACTCTGTCCCTCTGAGTTGAAATTAGTTTTAAGGAATGCACTTAGTTGCCATCCACCATAGCATAGCTGCCAGTCCCAGTTGGCATTCCAGTTCTGCCTGCATGGGTACGTCCACTGCTGCGTGTTCTTTCCTCCGACGAGCAAGACTCTCCTGCCCTTCATGTTCAATTCCTTTCCAGTGGAAATCTGATTCGCACCCCATATGCATGGATCGTCAAGACCTGCCATGTACTGGTTGACAAGCTCCTCGCTAGTCCATCCCCTTAGTGTGATCATGATTACATCTTCACCGTATATGGTGAACTGAAGGCCGCACGACTCAAGCACCTGCTGTAGGGCGTCTACTACCTTTACGCCAGATATCCAGTCCATGTTCATGGGCACAGCTTCGTCTAGTATTTCAAATACTCTCTCCTCTGCTGCCCATATGAACTCGTGCTTTAGGCCGAGTATCTCTATGATGCTTGCTGCACTTATGTAGCTCTCTCCAAGAAGGTTCTCAAGCAGGTCGTTGTATGCCGGGTCCTCTATGTCTTCCTCGAAGAACTGTAGATCGTCTATGTCTACCTGACTGAGTTCTTTAGAGATGTATACCTTGGTCTGATTTTCCCACAGGTGTTCCGGCATGTGCCACACCCTGCCGTCGTCTTCATGCATGTTGAATGCAGCAAAGAACCACACGTCGTGCAGCCTGTCTCTCCAGTCGTGCGCTCGTATGCTGTAAGTCTCGCCAGTCTCCGTATCTAGCGTCTTTGTGCTTTGAATGACGAACCCTCTCCATTGTGCAACCCCAACCTGAAGAGAAAGGTCTGAACCCATTGGTGCGTCTATGGCTTCAGTGTGGGATAGAGTAGCTACTGATGGAGAGGGTCCATGTACGTACCCAAAGTTCGCTGAGTCTGGACATATCTCCCCGCCGTAGGTGTAGGCAACACTGCGGCTGCCGCCTTCCTGCTCCACGCCGTTGATTACTATGGATTCGTCTGATGTCATTTTATTTCCAGTGTAAACTAGACCGAGACTCTTCTGGCTTGTATGCCTGTGATCAAACGTCCGTCGTTATCTTTGAGTAATACTGGTATGTCTTCAGTATCGCCATCCTGTGCCATGACTCCATCGACCAATGCATCGTTCTCGATCTTCAGGTACTGTGCCCTGTCCTTGTAGCTGAACTCACCGGACTCTACGTACATGATAGGTATGATCATCTTGAAGTCAGCCTGCACTGTGACTACCACTGGCTTGACTACTGAGAGGTGAAGGACGTTTACTTTAGACCCTCGCTTGTAAGTAGTCATGGCGTGGTTCAGCTTGAACGGCCCTGCGTTAACACCCATTAGGACGTTCGACGACTGCGACCTGCCAGTGTGAATGAACTTGGTCGTATCGGCTATAGTATTGACTGCGTTTATCCTGCCCCATGTGTCAGTCTCGATGCTAGTCAGTACTATGTCTATAACCTTGGCAGTCTCAGCCTGCACTGAGATGTCAGGTTCCAGTTCCGTAGTGGTTAGAGTATGGTTCTGGTCGTATACCAGTTCAAGTCTTTGCTCTACCTCTACTTCGATGGTAGGTACATTACGTACCTCTGTGTCTATACTTGGACTCTGAGACTGTAGCTGAACCGTACCGATTGTAATGTCGGCTCGACCGTCAACGCCCACCTCAGGCAGTGACTCTAGTGTTGTTAGCTCTAGCTCCCATCCGATTACGGGAGTGACACCGACCTCGACTTCTGAATCTGGAAAGCTGAACGGTATGTTGCGTACTGTTATGACGGCATCGAAGCCACTCTCGCTCACTTGCTCGATAGTAGTGAGCGTGAGGTTTATCGGCGAGGCTGGAGGGGGACCGCTGGCGGCGGCAGCGGGTGTTCCGGTTAATCCAAGTCGTGTAGCCATACTCTAATTTCCAGTGGAAAGAAATGCGGACACCTTTCGCCTGCGCAGGCTATACTATTATGAATTCATCATCGTTAGCAGGTGCGTCAGTCATTACAGCTACGGTGAACTGACCGATACCGCCGACTAGTGAGTATCCGGTTATGACTGCCTGCTGCCCTGCCAGAACACCAGTTGTGAATATGATAACCCTGTCTACGAAGTGATCAGCAGTTGCCTCAGTGATATCGTCTGCCTGAAGCACGGTAGTCGTAGGCGTGTGCGTGTTCACCACCGTGTCGACGACACCGAGGATGATCTGACTCGCAGACTCCTTTAGCCTGCCTGCCGCCGTCACACCTAATGCACTCGTAACGTCACCAACCGCCTCTAATGACTGGTACAACGGAGAGAAGTCGCCCCAGGATGGACTCACTGACTTCGATACGATCTGAGTGAAGACTGACCCATCGACAGGATCGTAAGCGCCCACGATTGCGTCAGCAGCAACAAGATAGTTTAATCCGATGTCTGACAATGCAACGTCGGCCTCTGTGTTTACTTCGGCCTTCATGGCTGTAGACATGCCACCCAGGTCCATAAGACCAGCACCGGCAGTTCCCAGGGTTGTAGCAATACCATCAACCACGGTATCAACAGTGGAAACTGGTGCATCAAGGTTTGTGTATAGGATATACCCCGCCGTTCCCGCTCCGTATCCGCCTAGCGTCGTACTCCAGGGGTCGCCCGCTGCGCTCGCGTCGTTTAGCTTCTTGCCCGCACTGTCTGCTGTGGTGTGGCCTGTCGTAACTTCTTCGTCCCAGACTGCATCACCGATCTGGTCGGTCGCGTCGGAGCTTTCAATGTAGTTGGTGTTCGCATTGAATCCATAAGTTGAATAGTCGCCACAAGCGGTATCGAAGCTGCTTACGTTACCCGTGTTACTGCTGATCGCGGCGACGTTCGCATTTAAATAGCCGCTTGAGTAGTCGCTACATATCGTATCTAGGTAGCTCACGTATGACGCCGAGCCATTGATATACGCGACGTTCGCATTTAAATAGCCGCTTGAGTAGTCGCTACATATCGTATCTAGGTAGCTCACGTATGACGCCGAGCCAGAGATATACGCGACGTTCGCCGTCACATATCCGTTACTCATGTAGTCAGAGAAGAACGAATCCATTGTCGAAACGTATGACGCTGAGGTATTGATTGCGTAGACGTTTGCGTTAAAATAGCCGTAACTATAATAGTCGGCTAACGCGGTGTTTAGCGTGCTAACGTAGGATGTCGAGCTACTGATTGCAACTAAATTAGTATTGATTCTACCGCTTGAATCTTGGGCTATTTGACCCGAACCACTGCCTTGCGTGTAGAGTCCACCAGATGCTTCTGCCGCCGCGTTGGGTAGCGCCGTAAGTCCGAGCCGTACGCTGTCCTCGGGGTCGTAGTCCACCAATTGACACAACACGGGCATGACGATCATGCCCGTTATCGTGCCGCCGATTGTGACGTTTTGTTTTCCGGTGGCGAATGCGGCGTCGGGAAGATCGAACCGATAGCGCCCGTTGCCGATCTCTTTGAATCCGCCGTCGGAATGCGCTGTTGTCAGCGCGGCGAGCGTCGCTTCTGTGACCGTCACGAGGGCCGAACCCTCTCGGCGATAATTGAGATCAATGCCGCTCGTATCGAAGACGACTCCCAATTCGGGCGTTCCGTCGGTGTTGTCGATGATATACAACTCGACGCTGAAATTGGTGGTGCCTTTTTTGACGACGTAGTGCATTATTTATCTCCCTCAAGCATTTTATTTCCACTGTAAATCGTTGGTTACTCAGCTCATGTAGGCTGCTGTAACCATTCCGACGACGTTGCCAGCAGCCGCAAACACATCGGCCTGGAAGTCGTACGCAAATGCGTCCCCACCGCTGTCTCGCCCGCTGACTCCAACGCGGACGTTGGCTGAACTGAGAGACGAATCGGTCACGGTGAGGTGGCTAGTTGTTTCGTCGTTGGCGAGCAATTCTAGATTGCTGCCGATTATCTCAAGGCGTTCATTGTAATCGCTATTAGGAAACGCGGAACCGATGACATCCGTTAGCGTCGAATCCGTTCCGGCGACTCGCTTGGTTATCCGAGCGTGCTTATTGCCCGCACTTCCGCCTCGGGTGTATGACCAATAGCACGTCTCCGCGTCCGACGCGAACCGAACAGCGCAGCCAAACCACCCATTTTGCCCGCCATTGATGGCGTTCTGTACCCACACGTCGCCGCCGCTCATATCCTGCTCGACGCGAGCCGTCCCGTGGGCGCTGCTCGACTTGAACCCGACACCGCTGACGTTCTGAAAGTTGCTGTCGTATTCGTACCAAGTGAGGTCGCCGCCGAGAGTGCCGGATGTGCCGGGGAATGATTCCGTAATTGGCGTCTGTGGGTCCAACGGCGACTCGGGCGGCGTGGTCGGATCTTGGAAGTTTCGGAACTCGGCTCGGTTGATGCCGTGGTTGTCGAGGAATTGAGCGATCCACATCCGGTGCTTGACATCGTCTTGAGATCCGTCGAGTCGGTGCTTGTATTCCTTGCGTATGTGGTCGAGGTATGGCTTGAACTCGGGCCGGTTCCATTCAATCGGAACAAACAGACTCCGATGTCGGCCTAATCCGCGAAAGGTCACGCGGCTGTGTCGAGAGGGCATCACCGGCTTGGGGCCGGTAAGCCCCTCTGGGTCGGCTTTGTAAACGAACGCCTCATGGATCGCGCCGGATAGACTGTTCGACTCGATAGTGATACCCGCGCCGGTTCCGATTCGCTGGCGCTGTTGCGTGTCGAGCGTGACATCGCCGGGATTTCCGCCGCCTAAATAAGTCCAGCCGTCGGGCGTCGTACCCGGTCGGCTGTCGGTAGCCACGATAGCGAAATGATTCTCGCCGCCGCTGTCGTTGGTGTTAGCCATAGATCCGAACGGGCGAAGGTCGAGCATTCGACCTCCTCGCGTGCTAAGTCGTGCTGGCATTGTCCATGCGTATTGAGGCGGGGGCAGTTCGTTCGGCCCGAGTTGCTTACGGGGCGGATTACTTCCGCGCACCGTCTTGGCTCGCATCGTCGCGATCTCTTCGGATGCAATTGGCTCCTCGGTGTAGGCGAGTGGCCCGACGTACCAAAACATCAAAACACCTCTTCGTACGTGTCGATTATGTTTGCCATGATTCCCATTTGACATGCCTTCTGTAAAATAACCCGCCGAACACTCGAACGGCGAAGTAGTAGATTTCTGCAATGACCCTACCTGCTGTGAAGCCACCCGTTACGTGGATAATGGCCTGTCTTCATCGTCTCTCGCATTGAGGTGCGCCCAGTCATGCCACCTGCATGATTCTGACAGGTCCCAAATCAACCAGTCAGGTGCCAGCGTTCATCCGTCTCCCATGAACCATTCAGGTGGGCGTTCACCAAGCATTTTATTTCCACTGTAAATCGTGGGTTACTCAGCGGCTTCTGCCGCGTCGAGTGCTACCATCTTTTCCGTGGCAGTGGCAAGGTTAGCCTCTGCTGCTGCGAGTTCAGTTGACACTAGGGATTCTTGACGGGCAATGTCGGAAAGCCTTGCTGCACACCGTGCCTTAGCGATGGTCCTGTTGCTAGCGAAAGATTCCGGCGTCTTGTCTTTGATGTTTATCAAGCGACCTTCGAGCTGCGCGATATGTAGTGTTAGTTGTGCTTTTTCGTTACTTGGCATGAGTGCTCTCCGGTTAGTCTGTCAGTTACTTACTTTGTATGTTAAGCAATCCATCAGTGGGAATGTTTAAGTTGAATGCACCGCCACCCAGTGCGGCTGGAAATGCAAGGGCCGTTACGACATCAGATGATACGTCTCGGGAATCGATGGCTGCACCAAGATCGTACACTTCAAGGGAGTACGCACCCGCTGCTACCTCTGCACCGAGGTTGCACGTTGCACCACCACCGAAGTCAAGCGCCGTGTCAGCAGGAACTGTTTCGAGAAGCTTCTCGATGTACACGGTCTTGGCTTGCCTCCATGTACCACTTGACGTATAGGCAGTGTGCGAAGTCCCGTCCTCACCGGAAAGCTCGAAAGTATTAGTGGCTTGATTTGCCACTGTAAAGATTCGATCATTAACCTCAGTCATACCACCGAGTCCAGTGAGTCGAACTCGGTCGCCGTCTGCCATGCCGTGGGCGGTGGCTGTGATGACTACTGGGTTTGCAGCAGTAGCTCCAGATACACTGCCGGAGAGCGGTGCTGCCACTGGGGAGCATGCCGTTACGTCAATGGTGCCATCGAAGTATAACAACGGGATGTGATCGGTGTCGTCGGTGACGAACTCCATGATGACTACCTGATCTACCGTCTGTCCAGACTCAAGGCTGCCGAACGAGATGTTGTCACAAGACACCTTCGTCCTGTCGTTCGAGTCGTCGAGTGTGACTGCCTTGGTTGACAGTGCAACGCGGGCATACGATGCTACTGTGATCTCCACACCAGTAGCCAAGATCTGACTCATCGTGTCGTGATCTGGGTCGAATGTGTACGCCCCGGTAGACCTAAGGAGTACGGCATGTAAAACCACGGCACCTTGAAAGTCAAGGTCGCCATTGTATACCCGGTGATTGAAATTATTGTACTGGCCGTTAGCCATTTGGCTTCTCCCTTTACAGTGGAAACTAATCCCACGTTACAACTGAGTGAGTCGTGCTATACACATTACTATCGGCATCTGTTATGCTACAGATTACTACCGTTGTTTCATCTGCGTTCGGAGTGATCGGGGACTGGACGAAAGAGAACACCCCAGGCTCATCGGTGAGGTGCGTGCTCTGATTAATGTTTGTTACTAGAGATCCCGTCCTGTCTCTCCACTTTACGTTGCAGTTCGTTGTATCGGTTATCATTATCCCTGCTTTTTCTAACCAAGCGAGATAGTAGATCGTCTGAGTGTCGGAGTCATAGCTCATTGCTATGTGTGACTGTATGCCTGAAATAGCTGTTTGCTGTAGCGGAAGGATTCTTAGTCCTCTCTCCTGTCCGTGCCAAGTGAACTTCTGTGTCTCAAGCAGGGTGTCGTCTGCCCTGACGTATGGTGCGACCGTGTCTGACTTCCATATCTCTATGGTGTACTCTTCACCGTCAGGGGTATCTGCCAGCGTAAACTGTGCCTCATCTAGATTCAGCAAGTAGTACTTGCTTCTCTCGGAATGTTCTGTCAGTAGCAATGCGTGGTCGTCATGCGCAGAGTCAAGGTAAGCCTGGAGCGACCAAGCAGATGGTGTCACCTCCTTAAGTGAGGAACTACTTTGATTGTAGACGACTGCATAGATGAGGTTAGTGCAGCAACCTACGACCAAGTCTTTTCCGTAGTAGTCTATGAATAAGTTAGCCATTTTATTTCCAGTGTAAACCTAAGATATATCAATTGCGTTGACTGCCTGAAATGCCATCGAGACACCCAGGTTTCTATTGCTCACCGAGAATACTGCACCTGCTGGAATCGTCGAGCCTGATATTGCAGTTACGTTCATCACTACGTCTTCCGGCATAGTAATCTCTCCTAGCTTCGATGTCGCAAACACACTCTTGTCTCCCGTCCTGTATACAGCCCTCACTCTGATGTTGTACGACGCACCCATCGGTAGCCTGAGTATGCATTGATTGCCCCTAACTCTGTGATTGATCATGGAGTAGTTAGTTCTGGTGCTGATCTTTGCGAAGACTTCGTATCTCCTTACTAGGGTAGGTTCAGCAGGCTCGTCCCATACGACCATCACCTGACCGTGAGCTATGTGCACTGCAAGCACTGAGGTAGGTGGAGCAAAAGTAATCTCTTCTATTCCGACTTCAGCATCGAACTCAGTGGATGCGAGAATACCTGCCTCGGCATCGAACGTAGCTTCGATCCCAGCACCGTAGTCTATGATTCCTGCGTCTGCATTATCATAGAACGGTGGAGATATGCCGCCGATCTCGACGGTGGTTTCAAGTGCTGTTAGCGTCAGGGTTGGCATTATGCTTGAACCATTAGTGTGAACGATGTCAATGCTAGTGAGTCAGCGTCTGATGGAATGTTAAGCCTTAGCTCTATGCCCCTGCTTGAGTTGGAGGGCATTACGCCAAGCGTTAGGAACTCAGTGGGACTAATCGGAACCCACGCACAGCCTGCGTCCGCTACTGCATTTGTTGCCGTACAGCTTCTAGCTTCAAGCATTGACACGAATCCATTGCGAGTGGTGCCACTGAAGATAATGGACAAGTCGTCGGTTGAATTCACGGCAGACACTATTGGTGCTGCCGCTGAGTCTGATGACAACGTGCCGTTCCTGTCATTCCACATGGCTACCGTTACGGTAGAACTGATTGTTCCCTTTTGTGCCAGTCCGAAAGATACAGGGTTTCCACTGGAAATCTCAGTGTCTCCACTATCGAACATCTGGAAGTATGGGTCGGCCATTTAGGTTATATCTCCGTGTAGATGTTTGCGAGTGGTGGTGTCTTGTAGTATCTCTTGAAGGACACGGAAACCTTGAGGGCGTCATCGTCCTGAGTCTCAGTCCCGCCCTTCAGTAGAACTCCGTCTGGATGTACGAGTAGCATTACCTCTTGAGCTAGTAGTTCGCGAGCAAGCTCTATTGTCTTCGAGGAAACTGATGCGTCATACTGGACCTCTTGCCCTGACGATCCGTACTCCTTGACATCTATGTCATCGCAGTAAAACCTCTCTTTGATTTTCGGATTCTTGTGAACCATGCCGTAGATTCGCTTGCTTGAGATAGAGTGGATGTCCTCTGTCTTATATGCAATTTGGATTGAGTAGTTGAAATAATTTACCGGGAACACAGTTGGTATATTTCTGCTTACAATCCTGACAGTGTCAGACCACTCTCCGTAATCCAACTGACCATCTTCAGCAAAGATGGAATCCATTAGCTCTGCCTCAGCCTTGAGTTCGCTGTGGCTATCTCTTGCTACGAATCCACTTAGAGTCACTACTACGTCATCCGATATCCGGTTTCCGTACCCTGATACTCGGGAGCGGTACGGGTTCTTTCGTACTGGCTTCTTTGTTGACGACCAGTTTGGCGGAGGAAGAAATGAATACGTACCAACTGACGATGTGTACAGGGCCTGGATTCCGAGGCTCGTGCTGTCTGTTACGTCACCAAAGTAGTGCAGTGTGATAGCGTACGTGCCGTCGTACTGCTTCCAGTCGCCTGGCTCGTTGAGTGAGTCAAGGTAACATGTTACGTAGTTCATAAGTTCGCGTTGGCCGTCGTAGTAGTACACCTGTAGGTCGTTAACCTTGAGTGACTTCTCAAGTGCCATGTACTTCTCTATGATCTCGTCATGAGTGTTTCCTGTGAAAAACCCACTGAAGGTGACGGTGTACTTGACTCTACTGTGCCCCTGATCCAACGCGCGTGCGTTGTCAATCCGACGAGACATTATAGGCATGTCTACATCAGCGAAGAAGTAATCTTCAGCCGTTGACTGAAGTATAAGTATTACTGGATTTTCTGGCATGTTTCTTTCCAGTGTAAATTATTTACCTTGCGGTCAATCTCTTGGAGCAACAGGGACTCTGTCTGCATTCAGCTTGTTGGCGTTTATCACTGCCATTATAGCTGCCTCTGATCTCTGGATTTCATCCCTGACTACTATATCGGCAACATGTACGAACGCTTCAACTACTGGTGACATGTCGAACGCACCTTCGTTTAGCTGTATTGGAACTGCAAGGTTGATCTGTCCGGTGCTGTTCTGGGTTACCTTGCCTGGATTGAATGAACTGGCTAGTCCTGTTGATGCCTGATCTCCGACTGCAAGGCCAGCCATTTCAGCTATCCTTCTGGTTAACTCAAGTGCTGTGTTGGTAATGGATGCCTGTGACTCGCCTCCGGTCATCTGCTCAAGGGCAACTGCCGCCCTCTCGGTTTGACGATCCTGTCCGAATCCCTTGGCAAGCAGGTCCTGTACGGTCGGGTCTTTATTATTGGTAGATAATGGATCTCCCTTGGTGCCCCAGAATCTGTCTAGCATACTGTTTGATTCACTGGAGGCATTGAACCTATCTAGTGCGGTTATCTTTGCGTTTGGGTTCTCAGTAAAGAAAGCAGATTGTGCTGCGACTCTAAGCTTATCTTCATCTGATAGTGCGCCTAGCGCACGCAGTGCCTCATCGGCAGAGTTCTTTCTTGAGATCGCTATGTCAGCCTCAGCCTTCGCAATGCTTACTACCTTGGAGAGTTCGAGTTGCTTTAGGTCTACGAGGTTTTTCGTCATGTCTACTTGGACACCTTGTATCCTTCCGCTTATTTCCCTTCTTTCCTCAAGGGTGACATTAGGATCGTTCTTTTGCGCCATTGCCTCTTTGAAAATCTCGACATCATTCTTGATTGAGGCCGCCAGCGTGGCTCTCTTCTGATTATTCTGGCGTAACGGCAGATTGAATCCACCGGCACCGCTCAGTGCATTCTCCCTTGCTACCTGTATCTCACCTAGCTTCAACTTCATTTCAGTGAGATCTTTGAGTGCGTTAGCAGTGAAATTCTTTACAGTGGAAATCCTTTCCTGCTGAGGCTTGCGTATCTCTGATATAGCCTTCCTCATTTTCTCTAGCCTGTCTTCGTCTTCCTTGAAGATCTCAGCACTTTCGCCAGTTAGCTTCATCGTGTCTTCGACGTTCTTCTTTAGCTTCTCAGATTCATCAGTGATCTTGGATATTCTATCGAGCGTTTCGGTTCTTGTAAGGTTCCTCTTGAAGAACCCTTCCATTTCTTCTCTTTTATCGAACTTCTGCCGCATCGCTAGTCGTTCATCGTGAAGCTCGTTCTTTCTCTTCTGCATTCCCCTTGTCTCTTCTGGACCCTTAATCCTGTCTACCTTCTCCTGTAGTCCATTTATTATAATCTCAAGGCCATCTACTACATTCTTTTGCTCCTCGACCTTCGATGATGTCTGAGCTAGATACCTCTCGAACATCTCCTTGATCTGATCCTGCATTGGATCTGTGCTTTTTGGGTCCAGTCCTATCTGGTCGAATGCATCTCTTATTAATTCCTTCCTGTTGTTTCTGGTTGGAGTAAGGAACCTATCTATCTCATATAAGAGTCCGCCGTCTTCTATTATCTGGTCATCTTTCTTGAGCTTCTCTACCGAGTGCGCTCTCCTGTCGTGGAAGAACTGCCTTGCCCACTGTTCTTTCTTGGCTGTGTCAAGCTCGATTTTTTTCTGCTTAAGTAAGACCTGATTGGCCTTGTCCATCTTTTTCTTCTGGGTCAACTGTTCTTCAAGGAGTTTGTTCTGTGCCTCAAGTGCAACTGCCTCAAGATCTTCTCCTTCTATTTTTACATTGACGCTACCTGCTAATTTCCTGAGCGTCTCAAGCTTCTCTGCAAACTTATCGGCTTCCCCAGCAGCCTGTAGTGTCTCAAGCTGATTCAGAATCAAGCCTATTTGACCAGAAGTCTTTTGGAGGGCCTTGAATCTTCTCTCGTGGATACTGAGGGATTTTTCCAGTGCTATCCCCTCGTCTTCCAGTGCTTCTTTATATGCAGTCTGTGCTCTAGCTATGCTTCCTAGCTGGGATATCAATAGTGCACCAGCTATGAGAGCAAGATTGGTCGGTGAAAGGATTGTCCCAATGGCTGTGCCAAGACCGAGCATCGCAACCTTGCCTGCCGCTGCTGTACTATTCATAAACATCTGCGCTCTCGTTTGCGCGACTGTAGACATCGTAAGCCTTGCGTACTCAGCCCTGAGCCTAGCAGTAAAGGTATGAAGTCCAGCAAGGCCAAGCGATGCAGCCCATGAAGATTTAGCAAAGAGGATCAGTGCATTCTTTGCGAGTATGATTCCAGCGGCCACCGTTACCATCTGAATCGGAATCCCTTCTCCTGCATTCAAGACTTCAGTGATGACTATGAGTATCTCAGTCATTGAGGCTGCCAATGTTGATATCATTCCTGACGATGACGAGGCCAGGCTCGTGAATGAACCTTGCAGCCTATCGAGAGCCGAGGACAATGTCTTGGTTGTGCTATGGAATTCAACCATGGACGATGCTTCATTTGTCAAGGCCCTGTTGTGAGCTATGAGTGCTGCATCTGCATTCTTTAGTGCGGCAATAAGAATGTTCTTCTGTCTGATACCGCCAGCCTGTTGTTCTATTTCTTTCTTTTCAGATAGTGTCAATCTATCCATTGCGAACTGCATCTCAAGCAGGGTGTCAAGTAAACCCTTTGCTTCACCGTCAAACTTTACAGCGGAAACTCCGAGCTTATCAAAGAAGTTCTTTCGTACATCGAATCGATCCATTCTTGATTGGATCGTCTTGAATGCATTACCGATCTGTGCACCAGTCCTTGATGTCTCCTGCGCAACCACCGCAGTCAGGCCAGCTAGTTCTTCCAGGCTTCCACCGTGCGATGAAATGACCGAGCCAGCCCTACTTATAGATTGAAGCAAGTCGTCAGTAGTTACCCTGTACGTATTTGAGAGTGTATTCAGTGAGTCGAGCGTTGGTAGCAAGTCACTGGCACTCATATTGAACTGCAAGTATGCTGAAGACAGCAGGTTAGCTGCATCCTCTACTTCGATCTCAGCAATCTTGGATGCCAAGAGTGAAGCCTTTACCGACTCAAGTGTCTGGCTTCTTGTCTGGCCTGCACGAAGGAAGACGGCAGCGGACCTCTGTGCTTCCGTTGCGTTTCCGCCAATCGCTGCCGACATTTTTATAATGTCCTGCGTTAACGTCCTAGCACCGGCTATCTGCTCGTCCCACGTCGAGCCGAGGTTCTTACCTACGCGAGCAAGGAAAACAGTGTTGGACTCAAGTTCCTTCATGTCGTCGGCGGCTTGCCTGATCAGCCTGAACATACCGAATACAGCAGTGGTCGCAATTGTCCACAGGGCTACCTTGGCAGCCGCAGAAGCCATTGAGTCACCCATGAACTTAGCTGCTGCTGCACCGTGTAAAGTTTCCGTTGTAAACTTATTGGTTGCCGTGTTTATCTTTTGTATGTCGACTTCCCAGGCTGCAAGCCCAACCCTTCGTGACTTGAAGAATCTCTGGGACTCGCCTACATTCCCAGTCAACGTGTCTGTTGTAGTCTTGGCTGGCTCTGCCGTGAATCCACTCTCTATTGCACTCCGACCCCTTGCCTTGAGATCTGCGGTCGACAGGGCTTTGGCTGATGCCGCCCTTACCTTGGCTTCCTTCCTGTCCATTAATCCAAGGATCTTATTTATCCTACTGACCTCTGCCTTGTGAACCCTGGCTTGTGCCCCGTCTAGATACCTTACTGCTTCAGTTCCTTCCGCTACTGATTTCTTGTACTTATTTGTGGCTGTGTTTACCTCAAGGATCTCGGCCTTTAGCCTTCCGGCGGCATCCCTGGAGGTCTTCCAGAACTTCTGTGATGTACCTGACTGCCCTGTGTTAGCGTCAACAGTGGTTGTCTTTGTTCCAGCAGTGAACCCCATCTGCCTGGCGTTGTCACCCATTCGGCGTAAGCTCGCAGTGGTTGCGGATCTCGCCTTCCTTGTCTCCTCTGCCTGTATGCTTCTCTTCTTCTCTAGCTGTACTGCACGATCTGTGAGGTTGTTCTCTTCAGCAGTTATTTTTACTATCTGCTTCTTTCCGTCAATTACCTTCTCGGTTATGGTTCTGATCTTTTCAACATTGCGTAGGTTGATTATGTCAGTACTGGTGTGTGTGAGTTCAGGACCCTCCTTGCCTGATACGACATCGACTTTCTTTGCTGAGGCACCGATGACACCCGCCGGTCTACGTAAGCCCTCCTGCTGCGAAGCTTTTGCTGCGGTGGTCCTTGCTCTCTGCTTGGCGGTCTTGTTGTCTACGAGCGCCCCTAGTCCAGCAAGCTCCTTCTTGATCTCATCGATCCCCTTGATCCTGAGATTAATCTCGTACTCTTTGCCAGACAGCACCTCAAGCTTTGTCTTGATGCTGTCAAGGCTGGTATGTATCTTCCTGAAACCTTCTAGGTTTCCGGTAGTTCTTCCAGCTATAAGTATATTTGACCTAAGTTCTTCAGCCATGATATTTCCAGTGGAAAGATTATACTGTTACTTCATCCATGGTGTGCAGGAATCTGGCATCGAATGTCAGAGATCCTCTTAGTATAGCTTCTTGCTCTGACGGGACTTCTGCTGGTATTGGAGACAGCATTGGGATGAATATGTCATGCTGCGCTATCCTTGCTATCTGCGTAGAGAAGACTAGCGATAGCTGGTCATAGACCCTGTCTGCCAATCTCTTGCCTGATCTTCCAGTAAAATCCTCAGTGTGATTTACCTTTACGAACACGGACTTTACAGTGGAAACCCTTATCTCGAATCCCACCTTCGCACCGACGTTGCACTTCACTCTTTCGTGAGAAGAGATTCTAGATCCAACTATCGCTATCATTGGCTTGTCGCTAGTGTCGTTCTGCAATCGCCTGATGTCGTGAACTATGTCACAGTCTGTGAAGTCCACTGCCACTGAGTTTATGTCTCTTGTATTACCACCCGTGAAGTAGTAGGCAAGAACAGCGTGTATTGACCTGTTAAGTGACTCTTGCATATTAAAGAAGTCGTTCGGCATACTAGCCTCTCTTTGTAGTCTTAGGCATTCGCTTTGAAATGTTTATCCTGTGAGCCTGCATGGCATGCTTCTCTGTCATCTTCATGAACATCTCTGTTAGCTGGTCGAAGAATGGCCTGTATCTTTTCTTTGACAGACCTTCATCCTCGTCACCAATGAATGAGTTAAATTCAATTGGCTTCTCAAAGAATGCGGCATATGAAAACTGAGGCCCTAACTTTGCTTCAGCGACAGAGGGGTCTGAATACAGTACGGTAGTTCCTGTTTTCCTGTCATCTTCAACTGCCGTCATTGAGTCAGCTATGTTGCCCTCGCCCTGATATCCTTTGTACTTGTTGTAGATCTCTTCTTCTATCACCTTCCTTGCGCCCATCTCAATCTCAGTGAGCCTACCCTTGGTTCTCATTGTCTCCCTGACATCTTCTTTGTATTCGGGAGTCGTGAGATACTCCAGCCACTCAACGCCCCTGAGCAGATTGCCCTTGGACTTATCAATCTTGACCCCTATCGTTGTCTTGGCTGGTCCCTTTGCCATGGCTATCTCTTCTCAAGGTGACATGGTACTGCTTGGCAGATCTGAATTCCACCGATGCGTGCCTTCAGTAGGTCCTGCGCTGCACCGAGGTTCTGTAGGTCAGGCTCCCACCGTACCCCACCTGGGTCTATGAAGATGACGCTCTCTGGAACTGCAACAAATCCGTCCTGGGCCTCTTGGAGATCGATGTCTCTTCTGATGTAGAAGATTGAATCACCTACCTCAAAGATGCCAAAGGACAGCAAGGCAAGATTCCTGTCAGTTACTATCTGGTGTATTCCGCAGATGGATACACTGATGACAGGCCGTCTACCCCTGTCGTTAGTGCCATACACATCGTCAATGTCGTCAGCTTCTAGTGGCTCAAAGGCGTAGTATTCTATCGTGATACTGGAAGCCTCTGGGCTATCAAGTAGCTCATCGTAATCTGCCTGCAAGAGTGTGATCTCTTGTGATGTCAGGAATTGCGTGTGAGACATTTACAGTGGAAACTCCCTATTTATCGAGACGCTTTGATTGCTCACTATTGTAGTACGCTTCTATCTCTTGCTCTACCTGATAGATAGCATGCAACTCAGCGGCCTTTTCTCTCTCAAGCTCTCTAAACTCCCAGGGCATCAAGCCCCAGTGTTTAGCAACCCTGCCCTTAACTAAGTCAAGGCTTATCATTACTTGTTCGACAGGGTCCTTCGGAGTGTGGTATATGTATCCCTCTAGCTCGTCTGGCCTGAGCTTAGAGTAAAAAAATCGTATCGGGATTTGTACCCCGCAACTTCCTCTTCGATGAATCTTCTGGTATTAGATACATCACCAGGCATCCTGAGTGCAATCCAGTTGTACTTGTCTTTGTCTGTATCCCCTGGTATCTCGAAAGGAAGGCATGCTTCAAACAGTTTGACTGCTCTCTTCTGCGCTACCGACCGTGCCGCTTGTTGCCATGAAGGATCATTGTAGTTCGGCTCCATGCCGCTCATGTCAAACTTGCCATTAGGAAATTTCTTGGGTCCGTTTGGTGGCTCTGGCGTTGAGCATGTGCTTTCAATCATGGCCTTGTCTGCTGAGCTTATCGATGTCATCGGTATCTCAACTATGTAATCTTGAAATGGCCGTTGGAACCTGAAGAAATGCTTTGTCTCTGATGCTGGCTTCCAGTCGTCCCATCCTGACAATTCAGTTACTTCAAGAGTAGTTTCAGAAAGGGAAGAATATAGGTTCCAGTCGTCCATGATTCGACCGCTAGTAAGGTTGCACATTACTTCCGTTACGTAAAGGAATAATGCATCTGAATCGCCTGGACTTCTCAGTTCGACGAAGGATCGCTTCTCTTCCATGTTCGAGCCGGGTATCTCCTTTCCACTGGAAATTTCAAACAAGGCTATCATCTTGTTGTCGGTCGCGAGCTTCTCTCGGTCCATGAATGATTGTGTTTTCTTTTCTTCCTCGCTAGTCCACTCCGGGATCGGGTACTTTACCTCGACTTCCTCCCATTGTTTCATTGAGATCCCGCTGAATGGAATCTTTATCCCCTGATCCGACCCTGGCTGCTTGAGTTCAAATACGGAACTTAAGGAATTTGCTTCATGCCATTTCTTGGCTGAGTCAACAACTAGAAACTTGAATCTCTTCTCTGTCCCGCCTACGTTCAGAGTGCGGTACGTAAACTGGTCTTTCTCTTCGATAGCTTCGTTAGCCAACTGCGGGTCCTGCGGGTCCTGCGGGTCCTGCGGGTCCTCGCCTGGCTCGTCGGATTTACCTAGTGCTCTCAGGTTCGTCATCTTTTTCTCCTGGTCATGTTCGTTAAGGGTTTGGTCATGTTCTCGTTAATACTATATCGTCCACTAGAATGACTCAGCCCAAAATGACTCAGCCCAAAATGAAGCCTGAGCTTCTTGTACGGGGTTGCCTTCTTTTACGTTGAGATTGACACCCTTGATGATGCAACCCCTCAGGAAAATCTGCTCCTCCTTGGCCTTGTATGGGCTGTAGTTAGCAAGCACTATTGTTAGCCTGGTTTCCCTGCTCTGAAAATCGTTTACGTCAAACTCTACCGACTGTTTGAAGTACCATGACTGGACCTTTATTTCATATGTGTGGCTTCTGGTTGTTATCTTCTTGCTTGCAAGACCTGGGACCTGCCTTCGCTCTGCTTCCAGTACTGCATCCACCTTTATGTCCTGCCAGTAGCAGTACTCAAATAGCGGCTGATCATACCCGTACTCTCTGTGGTTCCAGTAGCTCTGGTTGGACAGGCCGGTCGCTACGCCGTCATCGTCCTCAAGAAAGACTCCTACTTCAGCGTCTAGTCCTACCCAAACTGGGTTTAACATTCGTACCATTTGATTCTCCAAAGAAAAAGGCGATGACTACCTGAAGTAGTCATCGCCGGGTTGCAGCAGGCTTGCACAGTATTAGTTTACAGTGGAAACTAAGGCTTGGCTGCGGAGAAGACTGCGAAGAAGTCGAACGTGCCTTCGAGAGATACGTCGATGCTCGCGTTTCCATCGCCGCCGCTGTTCATCGGCTGAGGATTCAGGATCACATTACAGTAGTACTGGATCTCACTGAACTGGCCGGTGCCATCAGGAGAGATCTTTACAATGATCGTGACCGGACGGCCCTGAATTCTCTGGAGTCCATCACGATTACTGACGAACAGGTCGTTCATTGACAGTGTGTTCTCAGATCGCTGGCGAACGTAATGGTCGACGGTCTGGAACTTTCGTGCGATTGGCCGGTACGATAATCCTGGGCTTGCCGAGAATCCTTGATCGTAACAGATCAATTCATCTTCCGCTGGGTTTGGCAGGCACGCAATCGATACGCTGTCACCGATTGTAGTTGGGTCTGCTACCTCTTCCGAGGCGAATCCAACTGGTGCTTGCTGGGGAATGTTACCCATCGATCCCGTGTTTGGAATCTCGATTACTGACGCATCGAACGAAGGGTCTGGGCAGATCGGGTTGCCGCAGCCTGTGTTCGTCATATCGAATGCCTGGACACCAGCGTCTGTGAGTGTCCGAACTTCCTTGATGATACCTACTTGGAGGCTGTAGTAAATCCAGGCTTCATTGCCTGTCTTTGTCTTTGCGCCATAGGTTAAATTGATTTCTGCCATGACTTAATACCTTTCTTATTTGTTAATATGATCAATGGTCTTGCGTATGTTTTTCAGTAGTCCGACGTTTCGCCTTACTGGGATTTTGATTAGATGCTCTATGAGAACCTTCATCTCCCCGGCCTTACCTTTTTCCACTGGAAACTTCGCAAGTATTTCATTGATTAAAATTTCCACTTGATCAGCATTTTGAAGGACCTGTATCTGCATGCCCTTGATGACCCTATCTATGGCTCGGGCTTGCGTATCAAGTACTTCTGATGCTGGGTGTTTGGTCATGGGCTTTCTGCGATTGCTGAACATAGCTCGTCGTAGTATCTGTTCTCGCGGGCTATGTAAGCTTCAAGATCTGTTTCCATTCCAATAGGGAATGCACCGCCACAAAGTCTGGTTATCTGATTGTCAAGGTGAGCGATCAAGTTAAGAGCGCCGCCCTTTCGCGTTATGGTAAGTACTGGCGTCTTGTAGTGGAAGAAGTTATCCTTTGGCGATACCACGGACCTTGCTACACTGTATATAACAAGTGCCTGCTGTACCGCCGTAAGCTCCTTAGTGAAAGCTTCTGGATCTGAGTCTACTTCCTCAGCTATCGCCTCGTCGCAGAGCGTCATCAGCTCAAGTCTTAACATGGACCGTAGGAAATCATTAGAGTACATAATCTTCTGGGCATCTAAGTCCCCTAAGACCGCTCGTATATAACCATACAGATTTGAAAAGGTTGTAGCTGCCATTGCTCAATCCTGCCTTGTTATTAAGGCGTTGTATCAAGGACGCATCGGATCTTGATGTTTGCATCAGAACCAGAGGCGTTCGTGAAGAAGATCGATGTGATGTCTGCGGATACCAGCAAGAACGTGTTGTAGCTGCCGGTGTCCCATTGGTATGCCTTGTTGGCAACGAGAACCAGCGTGTCATCAGGTACGCTTCCGCTGTTGGTTTCCAATGTAACTGCCTTGTCGGAAATCACAATGAAAGACTGAACTGCGGATACGTCGATTGCTGCGACGACCTCGAAGTCCGTGGCAGCATCTGCAACCACCTCGTCAATCTCAATCGTTCCAGATCCGGTGTACTGTGCGGATACGTCAGAGACGACTCCACTGGCAGTAATAACGGACTTTGTTACTGTATGCGTAAAGCTCATGGCTTACTCCGTATTGGTGGTGAATATCTCAAGTAAATCAAAATTCTGATTAAGCGACTCACCGCCAGTGGCTACCCTGAAGACCATGTGGCCGACATAGTTTCCACTGGAAAGACCGGCTATCACTTTCTCAAAAACTAGAGTACCGCATTCCCAGGTCTTGTCGAACATTTCGATTCGCTCTGAGTTTGCTTCGCCTCGCTGAGACTGAAGCTCTGCGAGTAAGTCTTTTGGAATAGCTACTGGCAGTTTCATGTGAGTGCTTTCTGGTGTTAAAAATGGAAGGGGGAGAGACTGAATAGAAATTCGTGTTACTTTTCGCCGAAGCTATTTTTCACTTTGAAAATCCCAGACTGCGATCTTCCCCCTTCCACGACCCAACGAACGATGCTTTATAGATCGACGATGACGACTCTGTATCGCCATTCATCGGGTACGTGAATCGAGATAGCCTTCTTGTGAAGGATCTCTGCTTCGTTGCGCTGTGCATGGTCAGGACTGTTGCTCTCGTCCCATACCAGCGTTTTATCAAACGCGGATTTGGTGAAAGCCCAACCGAGAGGCTGGCTAGTCAGGACGTACATCTTGCCCTTTGCAAGCTGTGCATTCGGAGTCCATGAGAAGTTATGTCCCCATGCGCTCGTCATCATGCCACTGCTGAAGATCGAGTCACGCGTAGTAGAAGTGACAGTGTCCTTCGGCTTCACTCGGTCGCCATCATTGAAGTCACTGACGAGGTCAATGAAATCCCATGGGTCACGAATGTTCTGCGGCGAGATCATGATCGTCTGGATGCTAATTGGCTCATCAGCACCACCGGCTGCACCGAACTTGGAAACATGCTCAAGGATCGTCTTGAGTTTTCCAATGGAAAGTTCAGTAGCTACGTCGACTGCGTTCAAGTCCAGATGGTTTAAGTCTGGGATGTTTGCAGTATCTACGGACGAGTGGATGTTCAGCGAGTCACGAAGTCCACTGTCTACTTCAGCGGCATCGATGTTAGTCAATGCCAAGGCGTCCAAGTGCATCTCAAGGTCATAGGCAAGTGTTTGTCGCACTGCTTCTGCTTGAGATACGTCGCCCTGCTGGAGGTCAACGAGAGGGTAATTGACGCGATCCGTCTGGAGATAATCCATCTCCAAAGTTGTCGCGGCTTTCGTTGTTCGCCATTGCGCTCGACGACTACCGCCATCAACACCGACATTGCGAACCGTGAACTCATTCAAGTTCCGGCTTTGCGGTCGAGTGATCATTGGCAGTTCGTCTGCCGAGAGATCCACCATTTGGAAGGCTCCCATCGACCATGGCGTAGCCATTACGTCGGCGGAGATCTCGAAGTTTCGATAAGCAGCGAAGTCTCGTGCAGCTTCTGCATTCGTAGCAGCGGCAACCATCAACGCTCGGTATTCTCGCAAGTCGTCCTGATTCGTCAGGTCGAATCGCTCATCTCGGTAGCTTGCGTACTCACGGTCAAGCATGCGAGCATTCTCTGGAAGCATCCATGGGATGCTAGCGAACTCTCGCTCACCGCGCTTGGCTTCAGCTACCATCTGGGTAGGGCTTGCTGAGTTGATAGGGGAGGCTGTGATATTCTCACCGCCTCCTTGAAAATTCTTTTCCGCGTCTCTTCGCAGATTGCGGAGGTGGCTTTTTCCTGCCATGTTTATAGCTCCAATGGAAATTTATTATAATCTATTTTGAAAATTGTATCTCTGGTTTTCCAGTGGAAACTTTTACGTTTCAGTTACGAACAGATGTGGCGAGCAGATCTGCACTCGAATGCGAACTTCAGCAGCATTCTCTGGAGTAAGGTTGGCTTGTAGGAGATGGGCGTGAATCACGTCCGTTGCTACGGCAATTTGCCAGCAACCATTCTTCTGAGTCAGCGGCGAACGAAGTGTGGAGCCAGTTGCGAGCAGTCCAGTACCAGAATCGGTGACTAGATTGTCAACAGACGTGATTCCAGTTCCCTCGAACTCCCAGATAGATCCAGGCGCTGGCAGGACAATGGACACTGGGCTTCCACGCTTTTTGGGGATATCAAGCTTGCCGATGGTGAATTCTTTGAACCCGGTTTCATCAGTGGTTCCACTGAGGTTGATCGAGTGATGCATGAAGCCGAGGAAAAAGTCTCCGACTTCAGCGTAGGCAAGTTCTGTTTCGTCGTTGTCCTTTAGCGTAACGCCCTTGCCCTTTTGAGTAGTTCCGACATTAGCGTCGGCTACACTAAGGTCAAGTTCGGTTGTCTTTGCACTGTCCCAGTAGTCGTAGCTACCGGAAACATGTTTGAATCGTGAATCTCCGAAGTGCATGATGCTCTCCTATTTCTTGGTAGATGGTGTGAGGTATGGCATGAGTCTCTTCAGCAATTACTTAGCGTAAGAGATTGCACTTCGTCCACGAAGACTCTTCGTTACTTTCGTGCTTGCCGTTTCAGCGGCCTGTTCAGTTGACCCAGCGCCTACCAGTAGTTGAACCTTCTTGTTGACGCTCGCAGTATCAGCGACGACTTCAACTTCTTCAACTTCTTCTTCGGAGGTTGCGGCCTTAGCCAGTTGCTTCAGGAGATTGATCGTTCTCTTGAACATCTTGTCGCCAGCTTCGTCGTGCGACATGGCTTTAACTTGTTCTTCGATTGTCTCTTCGTCATCTTCCTCGAACTTGTATTCAAGGTTGACTCCGATGTCTGAGATTTCCTTGAGTCGCGATGCATGCTTTTCGTCCGATGCTTTGACTGCATCAAATTCAGTTTGCTTCAACTCAAGAGCCTCGTTAAGCATAGTTTCGTGCTGCTCTTTAGTCATGAGTTCGCCGCCTTCAATCTGGCTGGCGATCTCACTCTTGACTGACTCGTCAAAGTCTGCCTGTACGGACGACTGACGCATCTCAGTGACTAGACTTGCGAACTCTTTTTGAGTCGCCTCGTCTACCGGATTTCCACTGGAAATCTTTTTAGTTGCGTCTTCCATTTTCTTGAATAGATCTTTGAATTTCACTTCGATGTCTCCGGGTAAGGATGCTTCTTCTGGTACAACTGTGTCGCCAGAGTTGTTCTTACCCCTGAGCGGCACGTCAACGATGTGCAGATGAACCTCAGAATGCTCTGTGCCCTGAGGATCTCGCCAATAACTGTGGTGAGTGTCGGTTCGTCCAGTGAGCTTAGGCTTGTTGCCCCTCACTAAGTTCATGTTCTGTAGATAATGTACGTGACCATTGGACGGCAAAATCGTTCCGTCGCTAAGAATTTCATGAACGTGCCCGTCTTCATCTCCAGGCTGTGTCTTGCCGATTATGGCAATGCTAGCTAAATCGTTAATCATTGTATCGACAGCTACGCTGGCAACCTCCACGCAATTTTCTTCACCACTAAAAATTTTATATTTTAGTGGAAGAAAGATTTTTCCGCTGCTGGATGATGCGACTTCGAGACTGGTGCCAGCAACCATTGCCAGTACGTCGCTGGTATCATCTGCCGGGGAGGTGGTAATACCTGCTCCCCAGAAGCTTACCTTACCGTCGACACCACCCAGGGCTACTGCCATCTCGTGACCCTTGTAGTCTTTGACTCCATTGCCGTGAACGCATTCAAGCATGTCACCATCTGCGTCGGCAAATGGAATGAACTCGTCTCGGTAGTAGAGGGCCGCATCGGACCACTTGTGCCCGCACTCCATCGAAACCTTCCACTGCTCGCGTCCTGTCAAGTGGTTCTTAACTATGTCTGGGATCTTCGAGTGCCGCATGTACAAGGCACCGAGGGCGTACAAGGGGACTGCGCTGTCTGGGATCGAGCTTGCGTCTGCAACTTCTTTCCACTGTAAACCTTCCTTGGCATAAGCCACTGCTTTGATGTGACCACAGATCTCATCGCGAGAGGAGATGCCATTGTCAATAAGAGAATGCTCGATATCAATCAAGCTGTCTTGAGCGGAAGCAAAGGAGTTTGCCAGGGTCTTGGTGGTGAAGCACCGTCGCTTCTTGTTGACTGTAGGTAGCGAATGGCAGAGCTTCATCGGGAAGTAGATTATGTTTGGCGAATCAGAGAACTGGACATCTGGAAACATGTCCCTGATCTCACCAACGTCCATGGTCTGGACGGAGGCGTTGTCTCCTACTACTCTCTCCCGAGAGTCGCCTGACTCAGGAGCGCCGATCTTGTGTATGAAATCGTCAAGTGTGAAAGGCATGCTACGATGCTCCTGCTGGGGGTTGTGTTCTAGTACCTTCGTTGGCGTCAGGGTTTCCATCTACGCCGGGTCTACCTGGGTTCTGATGCTCACCGCCTTTGTCTCCGAAAGGATCGGGCGGCTCGGGCCATGACCATAGCTTTGTCTTCTCTTCCTCTGCTTTGGATATCGCCTTCTGCCTTAGTGTAGAATCAGGATCTCTTCCAAGCTCCTTGTGTGCTGTTCGTGGATCTGTCCATGCATACTCTGCGAGGAACCTTAGCTCATTTAGTAGCTGTGCTGGTTCCTTGAGGACGTTCTCATCGAAGCCTGCCGAGACAACGCAGTTCTCTGGGGTTTCTATTCGATCAACTATGCTGTCGTGATCAAAGAACTCAGATAGCACCCACTTTACTTCAGTCCTTGCGTCTACTAAGTGAGCCATGAGTCTCTTGACTCCAAGGAATCCACTGCCGTAATTGCCACCGTCACCAGTGAACACCACTACGGTAACACCTGCCCAGTTGAAGATTCTCTCCTCTGGCTTCTTGTACTTCTCACCAGAGAACATGTCGTTGGGAGGGAAGATGAAGTCGAAGGACACCGTGTGGTTCGTTACTATCTTGGCGGCCTGTGATGTGTCCTTGAGCTTGGTTGTAAGTGCGTCGATATCATCCTGCTTGGCCCAGTTGTTCTTCTGTCCAGCAAGAGGGCCTTGGGTTATGGACTCACCCATCTTGGCGTGCAGCATGAAGTGCTTCATCATGAACGATGTAGCGAAGTCGCCGTCCGTACAGTTGTTTCGAGTTTCCAGCGGAAGGAAAATGTTAGCCATGGATGGCTTGGCTAGTCCGTGATGCTTTCTGTTGTTGGTCTTGACTATCCAGTTGTGGCCGTCTTCCCTGTTCAACGCAACCATACTGTCGCCGGTCTTCACGGCCTTGATGTATGCGAACGGTATGCCTTCGTCGTTGACGAGAGCCATGAGGGCCTCTTCTCGCTCTGCCTTTGTATAGAGGCGAAGGGCATACTGTATCTTGTTTCTTATCTCTATGGGAATTGCAACCCTTAGTACATCGTTTCCAAACGAATTATTCCAGTCGATGTCGCCTGGGTTAAGGGCGGTGATGTCCTGTAGGCCAGGGACAAGTGCCTCCCTTGAGCGTGGCTTTGGCGGCACCGACGCAGATGATGACTGAGATCCCTCTGACTTAGGGTCGATCTTCCAGTACAGAATCATGCTATCGCATGTGAACCAGTCGCTTAGAAGCTTCTTGGTGAGGGCGTAGAAGTCCCACTTCCTTTTGATCTTTGCGAGCTTTACCTCGAACGCAGAGAACTCTACCTCGTTCTCATTTCCACTGGAAACTTCTGGAGCGCAGGCGATGTTGAAGCCTGATGTAGTGAAGTCAGTCTTGACTCTGACCAGTCCCTGGACTAGGTCATCCCTCTCTGACCACTCCATTGATCGTCGAATCTGCGTGTGCTTGGCCGCAGGGGTGGCGTCATTCATCAAGCGATCAAGAGTCGTCTTCCTGATTCTTGTGCCGCTGCCTCCTGTACTGCTGCCGCTAGTGAACGCAGTGTCGACAGTGCTGAATGCGAACTCCCTGATGGGTACGCCCATCATTTCGATGGCACCGACTTCGGCTGTCTCTTCAGGCTCGTCTATGATGATCTTACGCAGGTCTGCCATTGAAACTCTCTCCACTAATGTTTCGTGTAGAGGATTTATCGGCAGCTTATTTATATTGGGTCAATAGAAATTGCTAGATCAGATCCACCTTGCCTTCCAGGCATGTCCTTGCCGCTCAGTGCTTTAAGTATAGAGTATGCAACGAACGAGTACAGTAATCCGTATGCAGAATCTTTTTTATTCTTGGATTTAAACTTGTACATTCCGTATGTGTCTATGGACGGCGACTTGTCTTTGTGTCTAGCGATGTCAACTTGGATTAACTGCTCAACAGTTATGTCCATCTCGGCACGTATCACATCAGCCTCTGCCATTCCTTTCGCTCTGTTCAGATACTCCCTCTTGGCACCAACGTCCCACGTACCACCAGCCTCTTCCCATCCGTTCCATCTTCCTGGGAGTATGATGTTTCCAGTGGAAATAGCATCCCTCATAGCTCTATGCATTCTGTTTACTATGACGCTATCAGACGCCATCTTGCCCCACAGTGCATTAATGAAGAAATCTCCACGCTTGAACGGAACCAGTATATTGTCACCTATCAATCCATGTGGATCTCCAAGCTCGACCATTGGAATGACTGACTCTATCTTTCCTCGTATCGGTATCTCTGTCTTCCTGAGTTCATCCCTGACGAACAGTCCACCACCGCCTGGATCGTAGCACACGAACGAAAACTGAAACTTCTTGTGAAGCTCTTGGATTATTCCTGCCATGTGTTCAGATTGAATGTTGTTCTTCCGAATTGTTAGGCAGTGCTGCGGCGGTTCTGACAGGTCGGATATCTTGAGTACAGATATAGAGAAGTCATCTGCACTAGACTTAGTGTGATCAGATCCACCCCTTGCTGTATCGTACCCGGCAACGTACATGTCGTTGTCGCTGCGTCTTTGCAGCAGCATGGGAGAGTTCTGCCTCCGTCTAGCATCGATGTCCTTCGACGAATAGAAAGACATGGAGTCCTTCTGCCACCTGCCATCAATCTCTGACTTCACTACGCCATCAGGGTTCGTGGTCTGCATGGTGAAGATTGTTCGACGATCAACGAACGCCTGGAACTCCTTCTTGTTTACTGGCACGTGCCGGTAGTTGGATGTAAACCGCGCGTAGTCCTTATTGCCCCTGGCTATGTTTGAGTCGATACTCTTGACTAGCGTGTATGACCTGTCATGCCTGAAGCCTGGGGTTGACATGCAGTGTATGTGGTTCTGCATTATCTTGTCATCTTGGTAATCATTCAACGCAGTGACTCGACCGAATAGCGTCTTGGTGAGTGATGCTATATTAAAGATTGTCCACTCGTCGAAGTACCCATCGTGCCAACGCTCTGATCTCAACCGCTCACTATCCTTGTCGAAGTTGGGAGGCAACGCCCTGATGGTGGCACCTCCCCTGAAGTGGATCTCCCATGCCGAGGTTCCGTGCGTGATCCTTGGCCTGCCCTGCTGTGTCTTTACGCAGCTTCTGAATATCTTGGATGACGAGTACCATCTGTCATAGTTCTGAAAGATCAACTGTCCCTGACGGAACGTACCTGAGATGATTCCTGAGATTCGATTAGGAAACAGGCAGGATCTCAGTGCAGATAGCAGTCCAAGAGTAAAGGACTTTCCAGTGGAAAATCCTGAGTCGTCCATAGTGAAGTGGGTAGTCCACATCTCTGCGAGCCTAAGCTCCTGATGCGGAGGGAGCTTTACGTTCAGTATTACCTTCGCTGCCAGAATCGGATCATGTATGAAATCGTCAACCATCATCGCAGTTAGCCTGTTGTCATTCCTCCATGCGTGACTAGTTGCCATCTTCTTTTGCCTTTCCATCTAGTGGTAATGCGTACTCGCTGTTCAATTCATACCCAAAGAAAAGGGCGACTTGATGCGGGTCCTCAGGCAGGTCTGCCCCTGAGTCTAAGTGCTTCTGTGCAACATCTAATGCCGTTACGGTATCATATCCAAGTGACTGAAGCAGGTACTGTAGGTCCATTGGAAAGTCTAGGACAGGTGCTAGTGCTATGGCTGCATCACTGAACATCCTCCTCACGCCAAGGCCCTCTCTTGCTTCCTTCTCCTTCATGTACGAGTCGTGAATCATCGCCATCGACTTCTCGTCGTCGCTTAACTCGAATGCTTCCTTCTCTGGTAGCTGTTTGCGAAGGGATTCGAGGTTACTTATGAGTCTGGTCTTCTTGGAGTCAAGCTCCTTAGTCAACTCTCCCCTAGTCTGGATCATGTAACAGGTAAGCCAGTTTAGTTCAATCTCTGTGATTATGATCTGGTGGCACAGGAAGTATGCGGTCGGATCTCTGTAGTAGCCTGAGTACTGCTCGTACTGCTCAAGGTAGTACTTCCTCTCGGCTTCAGAATATGAGTCTGGGGCTACGCCAGGTGGAGTGATCTCTATGACAACTCCAGTTTGCTCAAGCTCCGAATTACCACCCTCCGTTTGATTGTTTCCACTGGAAATAGGTTCGTGGATATCGCTCTGCGTTACCGGGGTGGCGACCGTGTCTCCTTCTGCGTTTGTTGAGAACTCTATGTCCGCCCCTCTTCCAGAGCATGACCCGCACAGGGTTTTGTCTTCGTCTTTTATGTGCTTGTTCTTTCCGCATTTTAAGCATACGGTTAGATGCTCGCATTCTAGTTCTTTGCATATTGCTGGCCTGTTATCGAGGGACACCATGTTGCATTTCTTGCATACTGCCTTGTATGAGCAGATGTTTTTCTGTTCAGCCATCGTAGTATCCCTTGCTAACTGCGAAGTAGAAGCCGATGTTTATGGCATCGGCTATGTTCTGCTTGACTCCACCATCAACAATCAGTGACGACGTTGGATTAAACGAAGTTATAAGCTTGTTGGCAGTCTCGACTGACCATGGCTTTGCCTTCTTCTTGCCCCTGTGCTTCTCCCAATCTATTGGAAGGCACATGTCCACTGTCTTAGTGCTGAGGAGTACACCCACTATGGCGTATGCTACAGCGAACACCTTGAATACTGACTGTGCCCTGGCTGCAAGCATCTCCTTCTTAAGGGTCTTGACTCCGTAGATTGTCTGAGGCGGCTGCTCAATCACTATGTGATCAAAGTCATCTTTGATGGTAAGGCTTAGTACTGACTGGGCTATGTCCCTTGCTCTGTCGTGTATCCCTTCTGACTTCGTCCTTGGCCGTATGTTCTTTGCGTAGTTGATGCCTTCCCTGCCCATGCCTCGTATCTTGAATTCCCATGAAGCAACGCCGGTGTGCTTAATGCCTGGGTCTATAGATAGTATCTTAGTCATCACCGAACCCCCATGTAATCTTGCGTTCGCTTCTCGCCCTCTTGTACTGATACTCAGTCATGTACTCAGGGCGAGTAAGTGCAGCATGGAATCCGTGAGAGATCTCATTTACTGTTGCTGGAAGCCCAAGCTGACTTAGGGAGTCGGTCGTGTCCCTGATTGCATCCTCCGCCTTCTTTCTTTTCTCTGGTGAAGACTTGTCCCATCCTCCATTCTTCATGAAGGCTATGCCACGGTTGTAGTATTCTCTTAACTCCCACGGGTTACCGTCTTCTCCAACAATGCCCTCTGTCAGCATTGTGCCGAACATCTCCATCGCCTCGAAGATCATATCATTGCCGAGATCGTAGTTAGATCTCCAGGCTATGTCGCACTCCCTTACTGTCAGGTACTTCTTTCCTTCGTGCCTCTTCTCAAGTGCGTCGTTCATACATGTGGCTATGCTCCAGCCAAAGTTCAACGCATACTCAATCGCATCCTTCTCGTATATCTCATGGGCCTCTGTGAGATCGAGGTCTGCTTCTCCTCGCTTATATTTCCTGGGGCCAGCCTCTTGTAGCCTTGGCTTGTTCGCTGATGGTAGGTCTGAGATTTCCACTGTAAACTCCTGATCTAATTGAACGGGTCGTCCTGCTCTTGTGAGTGATCGAAATCACTGAATGGATCGTCACTGCTTTTTGATGGCAATGAAGACGTGTATGACTCTGTAGTGTTAGCTCTCCTTGAAGCCTTTCCTACGTTTAAGAATACTCCCTCTAGCATATCCGCTATCTCTTGGTCCTGCCTCCATCTCTGCATGAACAGGTTGAACTTCTTTGTTTTCTTGTATCCCCACCTGCCGCTGGTTATAAGATTGAATCCCTGTAGAGTGGCTATGTTAGACCCTAGCCACCTAGATCTCATGTCTATTTGCTCTTGAAGATCCCTCTTCTTGACAGACTCTAGCTGTTCGATGAGCAGAAGTATCTGACAGAAGTGATTGCCATCCCTGAAGAATTGATTGGAGGAGTCCTTGGCCTGCTTGATAGTCTCCTCGAATACTTCCCTAATCTCATCGAAGTCAGACAGTGTCTTTCTCTTTCTGTTCTGATTGGACTTCTGGTGAAGCAAGCAGGCGGGCGAACTGTAGATTGAATCTATGAACATAGCCATCGCGGCCACGTGTTCCGGCTCTACGTTCAGAGCCATTAGGTCATCAGTAAAGCTTCTGTCCAGTACGGCATAGGCTGTTGATAGCCTAGCTAGGTTCAGCCTGAAGTCCTGAGGATTGACCAATGGTATGTCGTCAACATACCCGTACTTGTCTGATAGCTCCGTCGTCTTCTCAAGGCACATGTCCGTAGCCTCTGGCGACCAGTGTATCTGATCTATCTTTCTAGTCCATGCCCAGTGAACTAAGCTTCTCAGCATTTTCGATGTAAGCCTTATCTCTGCATCTATCTCTGACTTCTGATTGTAAAAATCATAGTCATGCTTTCCAGTGGAAAACACGGCTAGGTCGAGACGCCTAATAAACATAGGGTCGAAGCATTCCCTCAGTGCTTCGCACCCGAAGACGAAGTCGGATATCGTGGCGGCTTCTCCGTTTGCATCCTTGGGGTTCATGAGGAAGATCGTTCTTGTCTGTGTGTGATACCCGCCACTGGCTACCTGCTCGATGCTTAGAAAGCCAGTGTCCATGGCTATCGCCATTCGCTTGATCTCTTCCTTTGTACTCTCTTGCGTCTCATCGATTGCTATGATCTTACATGAGGCTTGGACGTATCGACCAATCGATATCATCCACTCGCCGCCCTTCTGTTTGATTGCGTATAGCAGGCCAGTCCTTGTTCCAGATAAAGCCGAAAACAAGTCTCCGAGTTCAATCCAGTCGGATAGAGCAGTATAAGTCGCTGACTTCCCTGTGCCTGAGTCACCGAGGATGGCACTGTTGACCCAGCCTCTGATTCTTCCTCCATTAAAGTTGTAGTGCAATGGTGAGAGGTAAGTGAGGAGGACTGTAAGCAGGATGTGATCGGCATCATAGATCTTGGTAACCCCATGCACTAGGTCGTGCATTATCTCAGGTACGGTAAACTCATCCTTCAGTGCTTGCATTACCTCCCTGTTGTCTGACCGTGCCATGTCGAACTGTCGCCAGTCCTCTTCCATTGGCACCATCTCTTGCACGAACAGGGTAGCTATAGCGGTGTGCGGGTGCGTTCGTATCCAGCCTGTAGCCATGTAGTTCTGCGGCTGGATCGTGATGTTGTCCTCTGGCTGAAGGATATACACTGGGGTTTGAACTAGCTCCTGTGAATTCTGTAGCCTGCCGTCCTGATCTTCTTCAGCCCTCCATCTCTCCACTACTTGGTGAGCGTAGTACTCCTCCATGACTACCTTGGTTATAGGCTCAACCGTGCACTTCTTTCCCTTGGCACATGCTATCTCGGCTATGGACCTGAGGTTTGCACTCTCTTTCTGCATGCATGCTTCAATGAACAGGGCGTGCCCATATGGTATAGTCTGTGTGCCAGCGTCAGCGTGACAGCATTCACCACCTGCGAGCAGTGGGCATTTCTTTATCTTGTAGCTACGTATAGCATGGAAGATCTTTGATGTTGTACCTGATATGGTGATGGGCACGGTGACCTTCTTGTCGATGTACTTCCTGTTTTTCAGGGCAACGACTAGGTTGTCTACTTCTTCAGCCTCGACTGTGGCCTCGTCCCCGTCCATGCCTCCGCATATAAGCTCTGGCGTTTCTTCCATTATCTTAAGGAAGTCATTGGTGTTAAGCTCTGACTTAAGGAAGAAGTCGGTGAGGTCCTTCGAGTCTTTCGTTCCTTCCAGCGGCAGGTCTATAATCTTTACAGTGGAAAACTTGGATGCCTCCAGTGCCTTGAGGAAGTACTTATTGGCTACGTTGTGAGATGACAGCTTGCCTTCTTCGTCGCAGTCGAAGCAGATGTATACGAACTTACCGAAGAGATACTCCATCCACTCAGGTGCAAAACTTT